CCGGTCTACAGATTGAAGGGTTCTTGTATTTCCCAAACGGTGCGTTGAACATACCTTTCTGATTCTCACGGTATAATCCGTTGTAACAGGTCTTGTTCAGAAAATAGAAAAGAACCGTTCTGTCTTTACCACCTGCGTTGTACATAGCACGGAGATCATAAAAGTATTCTTCCCTTTGTTCCTGTGACATAAATAGAAATTTACGCTCATACTTTTGCAGCGTCTTTATGAACCACTTGCAGTCATCCCTGACAAGCTCATAGCACTTAATCAAGTCTTTATTACCGTCGTTCAGGAAAGCTTTACGTATACCGTAAGTCTCGTACAGGTGGAAAAACATAGCCGCCCCGCCAGCAAAAGGCTCATAATAAGTCATATCTTCAATACATGTAGGAAGCAGTGTGTCCAGAACTGGCATTAGTTGACGTTTACCGCCGGCCCATTTAACGATTGGTGAAAATTTCATTATAATTCCTTACGTATATAGTACAGTTTTTCCGAGTAATCCCTAAGATATTTTCATACCACCTGATGCAAAAATATCCATAGGACTTGCCGACGCAGCCACTTTTGGAAGCTCCTCATAGTACATATCTCGGTCGTGGAAGTCTTCCGGCTTTACTATGTCAAGTCCAAGCAGTACCTGGTCCTGTGAAAAAACGTCTGTCGTATACAGGGTAGTAGTCTGTGCTTTAAAGAATAGGTTTATAACTTTACCCATTCTACCCTGGCGTTGCTTAGCTATCTCAAGTTCGAGTAAATCAACATCCTCTTTTGGATCATAATACTTCTGACGATACAGGAAGAAAATGTTATCTGCAACTTCCTCAAAAGCACCTGTTTGTTTCAGCGATGACATTCTAGGTCTGTAGTTATACTTCTTTGTTTTTGGATCTTTCTTCCCGGTCTCAATGGAACGTCCAATTTGGGCCACTAGAACAAAGTGACAGTTCAGTGTCTTGGCAAGCATCTGTGCTTTTTTCAGAGCCTTAGCGTGAGCCGCAGTTGAATCACGCGTATCATCCATATCCGCTAACCGGCCGAATAAGTCGAATATAACTACCATTGAATTTACACCGAGCTTACGCTTCAATCCCTCAATTCTTTTCGCTGCTTGGTCGAGCGTTTGGGAGGGTGTGTCGTCTATGTGGATATAACTGTTTCTCTGTTTACCACGACAGAAAGTATTTATCTTACCAGTCTGGTACTCTGTCCACCCGGATGGATTCCGGATTATATCGTGAAGGTCTACCTGTGTACCTATCGAAACAATACGATCCGATAAAGGGACCTTTTGCATCTCCAATGAACAGATAGCAACGTGAACCGGCTCGGTAAGCATTGAGTGACCAACGTTCACACCAAACAAAGTATTGTCCGAACCCATGTTTATAAATTCAGACATGTTACTTATTCTAACCGCGACATTATCAACGAATGCGGATTTACCGCAACCTGGTCTGGCACCGACTATCGTTACACGACCCGGAGCAAACGCTTCTGTCAGAAAATAATCTAAGTGGCTGAACCCTGTCGGAATAAATGACAAACCTTTCCGCCTACGCTCAAGCTCCGCAGCCCAGTCACCTGCAAGTATCGAACCTAACGTTTGGTACATGTCCTCTGCGTTTAAGTCAGAGTTAATTATTTTAGATTTTACTATTTCAAGTTCTGCAAGGAGTGCATCCTCACCAGTGCTGTCGTCTGCTACATACTGAGATATCTTTGGTGTAAGGTATGTAGACAATTCTGTTTTCAAAGCGTTTCTTTTAACAGACTCTATCGCCGCACGAAGCGCAGATTCATTCATTTCCCCGGCTGATGTCCTACCGTAGGTTCGGAATGATTCTATTATCTCTGGAGATACCGGAGATGAAGCATTACACTCGTGTGCAAGCATGTTTAGAGTAGCTACGTCTAAGGATAAACCTCGTAAGTGAGCAGATGCAATCGCGTAAAAAAGATCAGATACCCCTGGTGAGTAGAAGTCTGTTGCTTCAAGTCTCGGTATATACTTTGATCTTAAACTTTCATCGGTGAGTAGCCTACTAACAATCGTCTGTTCGGCCAGTTCTAAGTTCGCCATTACCAACCCTTCCTTAAATTCTCTGTAAGGTTTTTAGTATACCCACCAGCAAATTCAAATATTAAATTTTTCCTACGAATCAACGAGTCTATACTTATACCAAATGTAGAAGCAAATGCACCGTTCTCATCTAAAATGTTTGTCGTCATAATAGTTGACAACCCTTTACTATCACGAGCTCTGAGTAGTAGATCTAATTCCTTCACCTGAAACTTATCCTGTGCAAGGTTTACTTTATCCACATCATCCAATACTAAGATTTTCGATTCTCGAATAAAGTCAAGATCAGCATAACCCTCATCGTCTCCTGGTTTCCATGTACGCGTTACTTTGTTTACATAGTCTCCGAAAATAACAAAGTATGCGGAGACGTTATGAAGTATTGCTTCTCTCAGAACTGCTACAGCAAGGTGAGTCTTTCCAGAGTTATTATCCCCGGATAAAACCATACCGAATCCGTTCCGTACTTTTTCATCTAAAGTCTCTACGTACCTTGATACCATTTTGTACCCCTCGGCAGTACCAGGTGTCACTACATAATTCTGCAGAGTCTTATCCCTATACTTTTCCGGGATGTTTGATTCTTCAAACATAGTCTCTAACCGTTTACGCGTCGAGTATTCTCTCCGGCAAGGACATAACGTCATACCGCTTGAACCAAAAATGTATCCATCGTCACACGGAGGAATACCGCAGGGTTTAAATGATTCCAATTAGTCCTCTCTTATAATTCCAATTTTTAGCAGAATCATCTCTATAAAAGTCAGCAGTGCCATAATTACAAGTAGCCCTACCCAGTACACATTCTCTTTAAAGTTTTCTGCTGCGTTTTTTAACCGGTTTAATGTCTTCAATTTTAATATCCTCTAATGCAGAAAGCACATCGTCGTCTATTTTAGACTCGACACCTTCAAACTTAACTTGGTCAACAATACCCTCTTGTACACCGCCCCAGAACGCTATAAGTGCAGACTCAGCCATCCCGTCATGGTATGTAGTACACTTACTTGTCTTTTTGAAAGAGAAATTTGGAAAAAGTTTCTGAGCAATTTCTATCGCCATTTCCTTATCGGCCAGTTTACCTTTAGGGAATATATCTTTCTTCCACTTCTGTGGCCTAGTAAATTTTACTTCACACCCTGAACCGGAAAGTACACCCACAACTAATCCGAAAGCTTCACCAAAGCTGAACATAGACACCACACCCTGCCCCGGCATAGCTGTAACTTCTTCAACATACGCCACGATCTTCCCTGTACTTCTGCTTTGAATCTCATGGACGAAACGAGACATCTCGTTGAAGTCTATTATGCTTTTTGTTTTGAACCCAGGCTTCTTCGGTTTCTTCCCTGCTGCAATTTGCTCTGGTGTTAACTTTTTAACCTTTCTTCTCGTCGACAATGTTTTTACATACGTAGGTGTTGGAATAGAGGCTATGTACTTAACAACCCTGTCACTTATTGCGATAGCTGTTATTGCACCATCCTTCCCCGGGTCCACGCCTATTACTACAGTATTCATTTTACGTGACTAACCATTTCTTCAGATTTTTCTTCCATGAGCTGAAGAAATACTTTTGCAGCATCCTTTGATGATATTGTTAATCCGTTGTTACTATGTTTCCAGTAGACTTCCTCGTCTGGCTCGTCCTCCCTCTTCCACATAACACTTATCCTGAAATTGTTTACACCTTTGAACTCACCAAATGTGATTGACAATGCTTTTGTTTCTGATAGTTTTATTGTTTTGTTTTGCATACCTTTTCCTTTTTTGGTTTTAAATCTGTGTATACTTCACACGTTTTGTAAAGTCTCATCTCGTCTACAGGGCTTGCAAGGTACGGCTGTCCGTTCACATCCAACGGGTGCCACAACTTAGCAGCGTATGGAAATACAGGGCTCTTTGATTCACGTAGCGTTTCGTCTACATACTTTTTGAAGTTAGGAGACTTAGCTAGTTTGTCGGCAGTGTCCTCAGTTACACCTTTAATCATGTTTGCAAACTTAGGACGCATAACTGATTTAAAATAGGATAAAAGAATTACTCTTTTTTTGATTAGATTAACACCAGTCATCTCACCGTTGGATATACGATCTAAATAGTTTTTAACTGTTTCATGGAATCTTTCCGGAGCATTTATATGCGGTGACTTATACTTGATGAGGTTTTCGTGGAACTGAGCCATAGCCTTTGTCCCTGGAGCGTAGTTTAGTATTTTACAAATCTGTTCGAATAACGGCTTTGTCTTTTCGGGTATGTCTGATATTAAGTCTGAAGTAATAGAAACTCTTTTATCTTTCATCTTACCGTGAAAGTCTCTGAGTGAATCTGCACGTGAGCTTTGAATGTCTTCCACATCCTGCTTCATTCTGTGAAGCGTTGATGCAGCTTTAGTTACCTTGTACTCTTTCGCGTACTCACCCGTGAAAGGAACTGTTGGGACATTAAGGGCGTTACCAAACGATCCAACATACTTTTTGTATAATGGAGAACTTAGCGCGAGGTCACGTATCTTCCACATAACCACAACGTAAGAGCCACCTGTCTTATCTAGTATACCAATCTTCATGAACTTTTGTAAAAACTTTATTGCTGTAGCATGTGGTATTCCATGGATATCTTCGATCATCTCCTGGTCAAACACGGCTGTCCCGGATGCAACATCCTGGGTAGCTATTATTAAATCAAGCAGTACCAATTCGTCACAGTTTAAACCTAAAAACTTTGTGTACATCACACCAACTGAGTATGTGTACCTATCACCTGGAAAATTAAATAAACTCATGTTATTTCAAACCCCCATTCCGCATACCACCTTGCTCGACACTCCCATATCTTTGCAAGGTATTTTACTTTATCATCTATGTAATCATATACGGTAGGAGTCATCTTCCCTGACAACATCCTCCGGATACGCCCGACACGTTGTTTTAAGTTACCCTCATTATTAGATGGGCACGTTAGATGTACAACATTCAGGCATGGAACATCCAACGCTTCATCCGCAAGCTTTGTAGCGAGCAGAACATCAAAATCACCTTCCCGACAAGTACTCAGAGTATCTTTTCGATACACCCTATCTTTCTTACCGTGAAGTACAAAAGCATTTACACCAAACTTTTCTGACAGTATCTTACCAAGCATCTCACAGTGTTCAACTCTTTCCGATAGCACGATCTGTTTCTTGCCCAGTTTATGCTCGTTTAAAATCCTCTGAAGTATCTGTGCGTTTCTGTATTTATCTGCAGCAATACTATTTAGCATCCTGCTCCAAGTTGCAACACCGGTGTAATCAAAAAAGTAGTCTGTTGCAACACGTATAACTTTAGCTGAAGTTATTATACCAGCGTCTTCCAGTTCTGCATCACTTATAACAAAAATCTTACTTCCGATGTATTCGTACAGTAGGAAGTGCATCTTGTCTTTTCTGAACGGAGTTGCTGAAACACCGAACCTGTACTTTGCCGGTATCCTGTTTATACAAAACATAAAAGTTTCAGCAGGGGCTCTGTGGCACTCGTCGATTAGTAAGGTCCCGAAAGTTCGTTGAATCTCTGCCCATTGTTCAGGTGTTGCATTCGATAAGGATTGCACCAGTGCCACTGTAATGTCACCTATCTCAAACCTACCATCCCCAATCACACCTATTGTTGCGTCTTCCAGAATAAACTTTTCTTTTATCTGTTCAATCCACTGCTGTTGCAAGTCTTTCATATGAACAAGAATTAGTGTCCGTTGCCGTCGAGCTGATGCTTCGTATATTGCTAGAACTGTTTTACCGGAACCACAAGGTGCTTCTATCACACCTTGTTCGAACTTTGATATAACCTCTCTCGCTTTAGCCTGATGAGGTCTTAACTTTAACCAAGGCTGTGGGTAGAACTTTATTGGCTCTGATGTTACTCTACGATCTATGTATTCGATTGAGTACCCAAACTCAGCCAGAACAACCCTCGCGTAAGCACCTGTACCTCTTGGTATGCAAAAGTACGTGGGTGTTTCCGCATAGGATAAAACGTATTCCTGTATCCCTAATTCTCTAACCTTTTGCCTATCCCCACGAGCCTGCGCTAAAGCAAATTCAAACTTTGGATTCTTATGTGTTAAATCGTATCTGAATTTCTCTTTAATCGGCTCTGGAATAGTTATAGGTAACCTGAGAACTGTATCAATTATTACCGGTATTTTCTGTTGCTGCTGCATTCTCTTTCTTTTTTACACCGATGGCAACATCACCGAAAAACTCTTGGATAAGTTCTTTTTCAGTGAACCCTGCAACCGCGATGTACTTCTCTTTGAAAGATGCCGCATCATTTAAAAGTTTTGGATTTACGTAAAACTTGATATACCCAGGTACTGAAACTTTCAATTCTTTTTTGAATAGAAAGTTAGTAATCCTGGATATTAGTGTGTACCGAGGTGACTGTACGGAATAACCGTACTTGTAGTCTTGATGCATGGAGGAGATCATCGCGTGCACCTTGTCCATACCCTTGGCTGTTTTTGCAATAACGGACAGCATGTCTAGTGCATTCACTCTCTGGCAGTATGGGCAAGCAAGAAACCCATCAGAGATAATTATCGTATTGGTTGTCCGCCCACATCTTTTACATTCGTGGACATTAACCTCTGAGTACTTTTTTACAATCTTTTTAGCAACCCGTTTATCTTCCGGGTCCGAAATAAGGTCGTTTATAGCAGTAGTAGTATCATTACTAAACTGCTCCCTCTGCTCTTTAAGTTCTTTCATTATTCGTTCCTTGTAAATATTTCATACCAATATAGTACGAAGGAACGAAGTTTACCCTAAAGTTAAGATTTAAGCAAACGAGAAACAATACTCGCGTCTATTTTGACACCGTCTTTTTCGCATATTTCTCTGAATACATTCATATCGAAGTTTGGACATGTCTTACCTCCGGCAGTCGGAAGCTCGTAGTGACCCAAAAGCTTAACACCGGGAACAATATTACGGAATAAACGTACCAGATTGTATGCTGTCTGGAACTGAGCAATGGAGAACTTGTTTACACCTATCAGGCAGAAACCTAGTGAATTTTCGTTGAACCCCTTAGCGTGCGCACCAACTTCCTCTTTCTCAATAATAGTATCAAGGTCTAACCCCCTACCGATCTCGAACAAACCGTCATCCGCTGAAGCGTATGCTTTTGTTGACTTTCTGAAACCGTTTAGGATAACACCGTTGTACCCTATATCTTTCCAACCGTTACCCTGTACGTGCCACTCTTTTACCAGAGCTGCATCGCCAAAACCGCTGTCGCTACAATGAAAAACTAATGCCTCTATTCTCTTATCCATTTTATTCCTCCGATTCCTTTTTTTAATTTTGTGAGTTCGCGTAAATTCCGATAACTACGGCAACAAGTACCATAGCGATAGGGACCCAAATATGTGTTTTATTTTTGAAAAAGCGTTTCGCTTTGTAGGTGAATAACCGGAACTTCTCTTTGAATGTAAATTTCTTTGCAGTCTTTTTATCAACTGAAATCCAGGCTTCCCGCTTTGCAGCAAGATCTTCGAAATCTTCCCATGACATTTCAACGTACCCGTCTTCATCCCATTTCTCATTCCAACTGTTTCTGATTAGCAACCCATGTTCGGAAGAAGCAGCTGCACACACCAAATGGTAACCACGTAAAGTACCATTCTCAGGCTTCCATATCTGTCCGTCACTTCCGTAGATAGGAATAGATAGTGTTACAGTTGTTTTAGCGTTCATCGCGTCGATTACATCCTGCCGTGTATATGCTCTGTAATACGACTCAATCTTTAGAAGTTCAGCCATCTTTTTCTTCTCTGCATCCCACGTAAAGTTTGACATATATGGGCACATGGATTCTGGCAAACAACCTATAGTTCTTTGAATTTCGTAAGCATTCCTTGGATACATCCCGTCGGAGTCTTGGTTAACCCTATTGATGTATGTAAGCCACGGTGCGATGTAATCTTTCAATTTCGAGTCGAAAGCTTCCTGAACCTCTCTCTGCGTGGCTGTAGCGAACGCTACACAGGATCCTAGCATACCTTGGTCCCTAACTGGCCGTAGGTATTGTCTGAAGTCAATATCCCAGTTTGATGCTTTTGGAAAAATACCAGCAGCTTTCCAGTCTCTTCTGTCTTCCGGTGATAAAAGTAAATTAAAATTCATTATAAACTCCTTACGTGTTAATTTAAGTATACTATGGCTGTACCTTATTCTCAACTGATACTTTATGCTCCGTAAATGTGTAAACTCACTCCGAGACTTCTCGCTTTTTCCAAAGCCTCATCTGCGTACTTTAGTAGGAATGAGTATGTATTTCCGTGAAGTGTGTGTATTGAAACACCTACTGACATACGCAACGACTCCTCTAAACCAAACGGCTTTACTACTGTATTAAACTGAGCCTGCATTTTAGCAAATTTGTAGTTTATCTCATCAACAGTTTGAAGCCTATCAACACACACGATAAATTCGTTACCGGCAAGACGACCCACACAGTCTGTTGGATCAAAAAAACCTTTTAAGAAATCCCCAATTAGTCTGAAAAATCTATCACCGTAGTCGTAACCAAATTTATCATTGATAAGTTTTAAATTATCAATGTGGACAACACCGACAATGAATAACTCACCTAGACGAACTTTTTTCTTAATGAAACTTTCAAAGTACTTACGTGTAAACGTGTTGCTTACAGGATCTAAGTCTTTCTTTTCCAGGTTAGCTTTTATTTTAACATCCTCTGTTATATCTTGAGAGGTCATAAGTATATTTATTACTACCCCATCTGCATTTAGAATAGGTGTGTGCGTTCTCTCATACATAGATGTTTCGTCGTTTGCAAATGTTATTTTCTCAACCATAGTATCAGTTTCTTTTTTCGCTATTGCACGCTCAATTGAAGCTGTACGTAACTTTGCTATCTCCATATCCAGACGCTGGTCCCGGCAGTAATCGAAGTCATTCTTGTCCTGCATATAATTCATAAGTTCTTTACCAGGGAAACAGTGTATGTTTGCTTTCGTGTACTTGAAAGTATTTACGTCCAACACAGCTAGTTGATACGGACTGTACGTAAAAATGCTACTCATTAGGTTCTCGCTATAAACAACTTTCGCGTTGTACTCACTCAGCTGCAGTGCCTGCCTCTCATTCTCAGTAACAGTCTTATACATACTGTCAGATATCGAAATCCTGATACGAAGAAGAATACCGGTTAGAAAAAGGAATACAGAAAGTATTATTGCGAATGGCAATGCTTTTAGTATTTCAAAATCATACTTTACGTAAAAACCAAATGCTATGGCAAGCATACTGTATATTGAGTATGTTATGTAAACACGCATTGCGGATAGGGAGAACGTACAGTATAGAACTGAGATACTTATTAAAAATATACTTGCTTCACTCGGATAGTCCATCGCTACAACAGTTGAAAACGATAACCAAGTTGAAATAATGAACATTAGTACAACGTTAACATGCCCTGCAATATTAACCCCTACTGATTTAAAACGAAGTATCAAAAAATAAATAACTACAAAAATACTGATAACTACCATTTTAACCGGAATAAGATCTATGTTCGCACCTGTTAAGAAAAGAAAAATGTTTGGAACAATAGTTAGTATCAGAAACATTAGAATCGACGTTTTATGATACGCCGAGTAGAAACCTGTGTGGAAAGACTCTTTTAAATTCATTTTCCGCAATACAATGTTTCTATAATTTTATCCACAATATAAAAAACTGGAAACAATATTCTGAATACTATAATCATCCTAATTCTTCGCCAATATATTGCTACAACAACGCTAAGTGAAACGTAAATCAAAAATATTAAAAATGCTGTTCTCACGCTAACGCCCTTCGGATCTGCTTGGTTATTGATGCTTCTATGAATTTAACTATCGAGTTAGCTTTATCACCTTTGGAGATGTACCTTACTTTACTCTTTAAAGAATATTCCCCAATCACCATGTTGTCATCCGTCATACCTGTAAATATTGTAATGTCCCCACCGCCTGAGAATATTGCAGTCTCTGATGAACGACTACCTGACTCACTTAGTTTGTCAATCACTGCACTCCCTTTTCCATCCGGCAAGTTCCAGTCAATTATACATACGTCGTACTTTTCCTTGCGGCGTTGTAGGAATGAATTGACATCCTCGAATCTGTCGATTGAGTATTCAATAGAGTCTTTATACGTAACCATTCTCTCATCTATCAGCATCTCAAGTACATCGAGAATAGATAGCGAGTCATCGACAAGTAAAAAATGTAATGTTTTTTTAATTTTTTTCATTTTGTTGAGTTTGATACCAGTAGTCTGTGAGTCGAACTAACACTAATTCAATCTTGATCTTCTTCTGCTCGTAATCAAGCGTAGAGTAAAGAATGTCAAGTATTGTATCAAGATACTTGAATTTCTTATCTTCGAAACAGGCAAGCTTTCTTTCAGTTGATATTATTTTTCCAGTAGTGTTAGGGAGTTGAAAAAAGTGTCTATCAACGTTGCTTATAACTGTGTGGTAAATTTCACGCAAGTCGTGTGCCGTTCCGGTAGGACTGGTATTATTTTTTACTGCATCAAGAAATTTAAAAGTTAACTCTCGCTGCACGTACATTAGTGTTAGCTTTATTGCAACATCCACTTGGCTATTTGTAAGATAACTCTCTTGCTTCTCATCTAAAATCTTTAGCATTGTGATAATGTTTAGAGTTGTATCGTCGATGTTACTGACGTGGTGACTAACAAGTTCCTTTATCTCAACTATGTGGCTAACGTACTTCTCCATAGCCGGGTCTTTTATTACACCTACTGATTTAAGTATGCTAATAACAAGTGGTACGAGCTCTCGCATCATTGCAATAACTACAACAGTTACGACAACAAAAACTACTAATGAAGGGTTTGTGTACCCCAATTGTTCTAATACTTTAAATAGATCACTCATTGTTTCTTTTTCCTCATCTTAGTTTTTTGATCAACGTCTTTATCTTCGAACCCTCTTTTGTCTAAGAATGAGTCAAATCTATCGAAAAGATTAAATCCTATAAGCACATAAAGTACAATCACCAATGCACTATATTGACTAACCTGAAAAATAAGCACAGCAGGAGACGAAACGTCAGTCCTGTAAGCAGACAAATACAAATATGAAAAACAGATTGCTGATATTGTCGCTATCGTATTTTTCACTTTAAAACTCTTTACTATCTCAAGCATCCTTCCAGGTACGTATACGAATGCCATCGTTATAATAAATATACCGAAACACACAGCAAGGTAACTCAGAACTCCCTCTGATGATAAAAACTGAACTATTAAACCTTCACTTGTCTTTTCCATTTCACGCGCCCTCGCTATTCTTCTTCTCAGTAACCAGCCCTATGTTCGAGTATGCTGCAGGCCCGCCCCACAGTATCGAAATAAGTGGAGCCCATACTAGAATACCACTAACTATAATGTCTATTTTAAAAACAGACACTACCATAAGGTACACAGTCAGAATATACGCCATAATTCGCATACCATTTACGATCTTCCACTTACGGGATGCTTTCCTGTTAAGCTGTTCGAACTCAAAATCCTCTACCGGAGTCTTTTCTTCGTTTGCGTGAATCTCAACTATCCGCTTTTCCCGATCTGTAAGCATTTTGAACTCCTGTAGTATTTTACTACAATTAACCGTTTTTTTCAATACAATAGCAATCTATTTACCATTTTTATTCTACAAACCTATCACTAAAATCAGTTTTATCGTAATCCCATATCTTTAGATACTCCACGGTTGTATTCCCACCGTAATTTCCACTTCCAGTCCACCCTGCAAATGTTAGATTAAAATCTAAAGCAGATATACCTGTTAGGTTAATTGAAGCATTTGAATCAGCGTAAATAACAACACCATCTCTATAATACCTTACTTTGTCTGTAGTGTTACCTATCCCACTACTGGAGTAGACAAAAGCAAAATGGTATAGTGTATTAGCTACAAAAGGATTACCATAGTGTGCCCCTTCAGAGAATTCGTATACTAAGTCTCCTGCCGTATTCCTATGCATTTTATTTAGAACACCTGTTTCACCCGTATTGGCATTGAATGAAACTTCCCAACCCCTAGCGTAATCATAAATGTCCCCTGGAGTACCTATTATAAAAATTGCCCTATTGCTTGTACCATCCCATTTCATCCAAAATTCAATAGTAAATTCAGAGCAGTTATTTCCAACTAAGCTTGTAAAATTAGTGTATTCTACCCTGTGTGTTGTTAAGTTCGGCTTGTAACCATTCCCGAATTTACAAGGTGAGGAGCCTAGTGAAACGTCACCATAGCTTACATATCCTTTCCCCACCTCACTCTGTGGCTTACTAACGTCCATTTTATTAAATAACACTAGCCCTGGGTACGCAATACCTGCATCCAATTCTGTGTTAGCATAATTCCATATTTTGAAACTACCTATGTAACCGTTAAAAGGTGATGTATTACTTGCAGAAATTCCTATAAAAAATCTATGCGTAAGTATTGTGTTTGTTATATTATTTACTGAAGATGCAATCTGCGTTGCTCCGTTGTATACGCGTATTCTATCTGAACCTCCCGCTATCCCATTATAATTAACCACTACCTTTAGTGTACTGAAAGCAGATGTACTTAGAGAAATTGCTGTCGATATTTCATTAGCACCCCATTTAAAGTATAGTGTAGAACCATTTATGTACATGTAATAGTTTGCATTCACAGTTCCATTTTGTGTAATCCCAAATAGATAAGCAGCTGCCGCAGTAGGAAATACTACCGGTTTTATCTTCATCTGTATTGAAAACGCATTCCCTAAACACACATTCGGATATGTTACGTAGTTACCCACAGTGTTAATAAGTGCTGACACTCCATCAAAAGTTGGGCTACCAGTAACCATCCCGGTAGGTCCAACAGTAGGATTGTTAACTTCTAGTGCACTTCCCATACCGCTATCCAAAAGTAGACCACCTGTAGGCTGTACGTATCCGTCGGTAGATGTGCACGAGCTACTCGCTATTAAATTTTGACTAGATAAAGTCGCAGCCGTAAGATACTTTAGCATATCCAGCTTCAAGTAACCTGCGGATGTTAACACAACTGCTCTGTTTATTCGAAACGAATACTGTATGCTAGGCGTATCCTCTTCAAAGACTAACTGCAAAGAAGAAATGCTTTTTCCAACAGCACCTGCTGTGAATGGTATTCTAAATCTATACCAAGTGTTTTTTGCTGTTGGAGAAAGTGTTATAGCATGAAGAGGTTGCGTAGTGGATTGAACGACCATAGACAAGTTCCTTGCAACTGTTCCGTCAGAAAATGTGATGTCTACGCCCCCCTGGTATACTTGAACAGAGTCTGTTAGTGACATTAAACTCACTTCCAATACATCCCCTGTTGCGACTGTTAGTGCCATCCCGCTTGCGATTGTGTAGTACGCGTAGTGATTACCCGCAGAAGCATTATTTGTGGCTGTTAACTGTATATACCTGTTGAACGATGGTCCGCCATATTTTAACTGCATCGCTGTAGGATCGTTCTGTTCAAGTAAAACTGCTGCTACCGCTGCGTTGCTCTGATCTTCGTTCATTGCTATGAAATTGCTATACCACCCACCAAAAGATTGATAGTTAGAACTGTAGGAACTTGAGTTTGGTTGAGCACCAAGAGTCTGTGACCCGCCAATTTTGTCCGTCCTAGTCCACGTATTCGTAAAATAGTCTGTGTATGTTTGACCATTTCCGGTATAGTATACTGTAAGTATAGCTGTTTTCAATGGGCTACCTGTTCCTGGTATCCCGTCCTTATTCCAAGAAAAAGTTACCTTATACGAACCTAGAGCTGTCGGTCCGTACGGTGCGTTTGTTCGTAAAAAAGCTGCACCTCCGTTTGCACTTGTCCACCCTGTGAACAACCCAGCACCTGTTATACCAGTTCTATACCCTAGCCCAGCATACGGACCATACGTTAAATTTGGTGTAGAAATGTACCAATACCCTTTGTAACCATCCGGAGCGAAGTCGAAACCGTAGTTCCCATTCGTGAAATGATTATCCGCAGTAGCACATGTATTTGACAAATGCCAAAGCCAGTTGGTCGCTAGTTGGTTTGGTGTTACCCAGAAACTTATCGTACCTTTTGCAAGTGACATTTTTCTGTTCATTAGCATGTGAAATATATGGTTAGAACCTGATCCACCGCTGCTGTCAGGGTATATTCGCAATGAGTCGTATGTTTTTGGAAGTGGGCTGTCCGGCCTCTCTATAGCTGTAACAACGTCTAGCGACATATCGTCATTCGAGTTTGAACCAAGCGCACCAGCATAATATGTTTTAATAATACTATTAGGATCACCTACAGTCGGCGATGCAAATGATTGGGACCGAGGGAAATGAGTTAACTCGTTCCCTTTGCAATAAAAAACTACTTCAGGTGGCAACGAAACTTCAGATACTTTTTCTATACCGTTCTCTGTTTGTTTCCACTCCTCTTTAACTTTCGTTAAAGATACTTCATCCTGTACCCACTTTTCACGTACATCTTGAATACTGCTTATACCTCGAACAACCGTCTTACCCATAGTTTAAACCACCACTACATTTAGTAATGAGTCCGCTGGCCAACCACTTCTAATTGTTCCGTTGACAGTCTTCAGCTCCTGGATTGTTTGTGCAGCCTCTATAACCAGTGTCTTAGCGTACTCTATTTGAAAACAGGAGTGTACAAAAATGTTAGCTGCCCTACACACCGTACCCATATCTTCCTGAGACATATGTACCCAAGAATTATCAAAAAGTTTGAACATCTCTGCTACATACAATCCGCTTACTATTGCTAGATACTTTGCAGTTAACGTACTTCTTGACTCTCCATCCACATCGATCTTCACTTTTGACAAGTCAGCTAATGTAACTTCAATTCCCGATGCTTCGTACTCCTTTCTCGTTACCTTTAAGCTTTCTAGTACTTCTCTCTTTACATCAGCTAATGACCTTTCCAATACGCTGTATGTTGCAACAACAGTCTTATTCAACGCATCAATCTCCCAAAGGTCTAGCGGGTTAACCTGAAGCTGTTGGTAGAACTGGTCCACTGCTACACCGGAATGCACAACAGGGTATATACCTATTTTTGTAAAATCAAAAGGTGAACCATCGAAACTCTTCTTTGCAGGTAACGAGAGTAGCGTTCTTACCACTACGTTGTTTTTTACTTCTGCGTACATAACTTACCCTCACTCAGCTTTATTTAGATAATACGCGTGTATTATATCTTCAGTACCCGGTGCTACCATATCTTTCCATTCTTCGTTTCCGGCATTTAAAGAATTTCTAATCGATGTAGCAGATATGTGTTCAAATCCTGAACCTTTAATTTCTTCAATCTTGTACCCTACGTCACGCCCGTAGTATATACCCTCTACATCAGGTACTACCATTGCTGTACCGTGTATCCCTTCTTTCTTCATCCATAGCCCGATCATTTCAACTCGTACACTGGCTGGAAACAATTCAGATGTGTCTCTCACAAGTATTAAAACAGGCAAACCCTTCTGAGTCTGCATAGACTGGATTATCCCTGAGTGTCCTTTATGGAACGGAACATACCTGCCAAGAAACATTATATGTTTCCCTTTAGCTTGTTCTTCTGTTGAATAATTCTTAAACATGGATACACTCCAATATGTATTTTTTAAACTTTTCGTAGGATACATCCACAGTCTCTACACCTGTGTCTACAGTTAAATCTGGATTAAGCGGAGTTTCGAAAGGTGAGTCTAAACCTGTGAAGTTTTTAATCTCACCTGCCAAAGCTTTTTTATACAAACCTTTTGTATCCCTACCTGCACACACTTCAAAATTAGCTGCAACATGTACTACACGGCAGTTTTGTATAATTGACTTAGCCAATTCTCTAGATGCATGAAATGGAGATATAAATGCAGTAATAACATTCATCCCGTTATCATTAAACAGTTTACAAACTTCCGCAATTCGTCTCAAGTTCTCTGTACGGTCAGCTTCACTAAAACCTAAGTTGTTACAAAGTCCTTTACGTATTTCATCACCATCCAGAACAACTATATTTTTTATCTCTGACTTTAGCATATTCGCTAAAGTAGATTTACCGCTACCTGACAATCCGGTAAGCCAAAAAGTGTGTGACATTCGTATCTCCTACTTTATAAAGTATACCATCTAACTTTATAATTTCCAACCGAAATATTCAATCTCAGTCTCGCACAACTGATTGACGATAGCTACAGCCTCATCCGTGTATAGACCCATGTAGTTATATGCCGGTGTGACATTTAGACTTCGCATACTGACGGATGGTCGTAACATATTCCTTTTTTTTAGAAGTTCCCCAACCTCATCGTCAAGGTTATCATAATCTATTATTATATCTACTGTTTTCTCACCAGCTTCAGTCAGAATATACTTTGTCTGATCCATGTACATCCATCGATTTATCTCGGTGTCTGACTCCAACTTATCCTTCCGCAACTTTAAAAATGAAACAAAATCCTCTGGGAATCTTTCAAAACCTGCGTTCTTGTGTTTCAAAAAACTGTAATACGACGCTATACGCCTGTAACAATTACGTACAACCGTAAATTTTATGTAGTGTTGATACTTACATCTAAGTTCCTCGGTATCTAACCAGGAGTGTTTATTCCCTTCCTCACGTTTATCACCGTCTAACAAACCTAGGTAACTACGTAGTGATGTACCCCCTGACTTAGGTATGTGTATGAACAACATTTTGTTTCTGTTAAGTACAAGCATGATTAACTCCGTTTTAATATTATACTATGGTTAGTCTACTATGTACCACACATCTCCGTAGCTACCACCCGAAGTTGGTGCCACAGTTACTATGCTAGTTTTTGGAGTACCCTTCGGACCAACGATACCATCATGTGTAACTACTAGGTTACCGGGTGCAATCGAACCAGCGTACACATCTTTATTCTTTGCAATAACAACGTCCAGTGTTGTACCTAAGAAAGCTGTCATGTATGCCGACATAAGGTAGTAATAGTCAAAGTACCCATATACTCCACCAAAGTTGAACCTAACTAGCCCATTGTTTGAGTCACTTGCAAAGTCAGACCATGCACCGTCTACTGGTTTGAATCTTACCTCACCGTAACTGCTGGTAGAACCATAACTACTGAATATATCCTGTGAACCAGAAGCACCCGAAGTTATCCAAGCTTCACCGCCGGTATACAGGAAAACACCATCGGTAGCACCACTACCTATAACCAAATTAGCCGGTGTATCCACATTACCGGATGGGTTTACTAGCGAACCATCATCCCCGAACTTGTAGGAAGACGCCTCCACCAACATTAGAGCCCAGTTGCTTGCGGATACCGCAGGAATGTTTCCTATGTTTCCCAAGTCTATACTCCTGTAAAGACACCCTTTGTAGGATATTATCTCGTCTCTTCCGTAGGGTATAGCGACGTTCCACTCTGTCAATCCCGTTAAAGGAATTTTTTGCCAAATAGCACTACCTATATCTGCACGTAAACATTTGTATATGTGTGTAGCGTTACCAACACTTGATACAAGGGTAGAGGAAGGGGTATAACCCTTAGACAAGTCATCTGTGACTGCAGGTGGTACCGGTACATTGTTTAACTCTAAACCAGAAGCAGTTATTAGAAAAGTATATACCTCCATGTCCAACGTATATGGGTTTTGGTACCCATAACCATAATCGTAATAATCACCAGCTGTAAAAGTCCCACTAACTACCTGCACCCCTCTACCAGTTGTACCACCTTGTGAGAATTTTAACTTATTATCACCAGCCCATAGCTCTTTTACAAGTCCGGAGTAGTATGCGTACTCCATCTGTGTTGTAAGTATGCTAAAAATGCCAGGAGATACCTCACCAATATCAGAAATAATACCATTGATGCCTTCTATAGTTTTTTCAACTGTTAGTGTCGCTGGACTTAAAACAAGGATATTACTTAGTTGCGCTATATTTGCGGCCTCCGAATCACCTTGTGTAGGAGTGTAACCAATCAATAATTTCTGTTGTAAACTATCGTACCGAAGTCTAACTACGTCAGCCTGATGTATACCGGATGTACCACCGTACACTTTCGCAGGTTTTTTTTGACTCGTATGTGACAAGATTGTCGTAGCAGAAAATGAACTGCCGTCCAAGTTAACCCTACAAACAACTAAGCTTGTCTGCAACGTAACGTCAATCACACCCGCTACAGCCGCAAAAAACACATAGTTACCGTCTGTCGCCATAGGGACTGATGCGCGTAAGAATGTTCCTTGATGATAACCACCTAGATTGTTATCTGGAACTACACCACCTTTAAATGAACCAAGCGGAACATATACAGGATGCGCTGAATCGGATACAGTTATAGAAGAACCGTCAAACGAAATACGAACTATGTGTACGGTAGCACCTGCAGCTGTTGTGTCCTTCATGTACGACATAAACACTTCACCGGAAGATACGTTAAGTAATTCTATACCACCTAGCATGGTCTCAGAACCAACCCCTGGTAATGGTACCTCGTCTAACGTAGTACCAGTAGCTGAACACACCCGCAGTAATACAGTATCCCTATCAACGCCTGAAACACCTACCAACAATATGTCACTGGATGTTATCAAAGTTGCGCGGACTACCGTATAAAACCCAGTAATTGTACTTAACAAAGTATCTTGATCATCGTATAACTTAACACCGTCAAGAGGATAAAAAACACCTTGATTTTTTGGCATGTCATGTACTGTATACGCTGCGTAAAGTAAGTACCCACCTGTGTATTGCGTACCGGGTATTACGCCGCTATGTACCACGTGTCCATTCTGGAGTATATCACCTTGGTGAAACCAAATAGTGTAACTCTCGTAACCGCCATACTCGTGCTTCAAGTACCAGCTAACGTACCCATCCTCCGCCGTAGCGTCATACTCTAAATTATTGTACTGGTTAAGTATGTAGGTCATGTAACCTGGGCCTAGGAGAATCTCAAACGGATCTGATTCCAACGCGCCCATTAGTACACCGTACGTAAGCCAATCTGCATCAGCGACAGATGGGTTGTGCGTGTTTGCTACTCGTAGCCGCCTATTCAATAGAACAAGGTCACCTCTATTATACCCTGTGATCAATGCTATATCCGTTTTACCGGCCGTCCACGTAGAGTAATTCTTTGGATCGTATATAACTGAACTCCCGTACAGTTTTACTTCTCTGTAAAATGAGACGTTACCGGAGTCATAATCCAGCAAATAGACCCTATCACCAGCTTCATTAAGCATATGCTTAGGGTACTCATTTATATCGCGAGGCTCACTCAGCAACTTTTCCATATGCGTGGTTGTTATACCAAACTCTGTGAACCCACCTCCGTTACCACGACCTTTAGCTCTCCATATTCTTACACCTCGTTTTCGAAGCGTGCCCTCCGGCCTAACATCTGTCAAGTTCGCTATTTCTTCCAGTCCACCAACTGCCAACCAGTCGTAACCTGAACCACTCTTTACCTTAAAGAATACAAACTTATCATCTGCAGATGCTGCTAAAATCTCCAGCCCTTTATCTAATGTCGATGTAATCGCAGGCGGTGTACCATTAAAATAAGAAACCATATTCGTATCTGAATATGTTTGTAAAAAATTAACGCTTCTAAATGGCGTTATACGACCTAATGGAAAGTATACCTCACCCATCCCAAAAGCACTACGTGTACCCTGCTTTATGTAGGAGGACGCTGGCCCTATATATTTCCATTGTGCAGCGTCGGAGTACTCAAACCAGTCTCTCCTTGTCTCAGCACCTGTACACTCGTAGACGTTCCAAGAACCATCAGCAAGATTATTTAGTACTAGAGTACCTACTGTGTAAAATGTAGTTCCGTTTGTTCCGGTGTACAAATGTTCCCATTCAGAGCCTGCATGTGTAACCCACGCAACTGCAGGGGATGTCTTCTGCAAATCTTTAGGCACGTATGACCATATAGCCGCACCAGCTGTATTCGAAACACATAACCAGTAACCTAATGGCCAGATCCAAATTGAACCAACCTTATAACCGCTATTTACGTCGGATGTTACAGATGGTGACTTTGTAGAATCTGTATACGAATCAACGAAACAACTAACCCACACTCCAGAACCATTGTGTATGAAAAGTTTTGCAGAACCTGTAGAGTACCAGAATGTTCCTACCGGATAACCATCCGCTTCATTTTCCATAACTGTAGGATCTGAAGCACTCTTTACAAAGTTATCAGATAGTGCTTTCCATACTGATGAGTTACCAGGAGTAGCACCCTCAGTGTACGTAAGTGAAACGTACAGTTTTTGACTGTAGTAAACAACTCTGTTTGATTTATAAAACTCGTCTGCACGCCACTCTGTTACAGTTGACTCAGATAAAGCAATCTCTTTTGATTCTGTACCTAATCCTAGTCTTACAACTGATGAACTAATTTTACTTATGTCACCTAACCCTAACCCGGCTAATGATTCGTTAACTTTCTGCGATTTAGTAATATCTACGTATAGAGTATTGTTTACGCTGCTATTAGTAAATAGCACTGCTTTTAACTGCGAGTCACTTATACTCAATAGAATGTATGAAGTTGTTGAAGCACCTATTTTTATCTGCACATCGCCTAATAGCGCAGCACTAGACCCTATATAGGTTACAGTCTTCATAGACTTAATTGTCTGTCCATCAAGTGAAACATCTACAAAACTTTTAAACTGAGTGTAGGGTGTGTTAACAAGAGAAAGATTTTGACCGTATACGTGAGTACCTATAGCATCCCACACGCTCCTTTCCGTACAGGTACCATTACCCGCATCTATGTACTCTGTTATAGCACCTTGCATAGCTCCCTGGTACGATCCTACGTGTCTTCCAAAGAATGCACCAACACCAGCGTTAAGTCCGAATAATGTGTATGGATTTCCAGAATCACCCTCCACCTCATACACAAATGTAGCTGCGAAAGGAGCTCCATTTGGGTTCAATTTAATTAGTACATCTCTCCTGTACGATGTTCCGTATATCTTTTTCGTAACTATAAACGCTAAATCACCAGCACCTGTATTCGGGTGGCTAAATACAATCGGATTATCTCTAAAACTCCAACCGGAACCAGCTGCGTATGACGATGTCCCTAAATAAACACCAGAGCTTGTGTAACACCAAAATGTCGTCGTAGCACCATTTAAGTAGAAGTACAGATGGTTACCTTGCACAAAAAACCCACTTGGATTATTTGGGAAGTCTGTGTTTGTAGTAACAACAACCGTAGACCCTGAAAGTATAAAAGTCACATGCCGGTACGACTGACCGGTTATTGAACAAACAAGTACTTTTTTACCATCCTTAAACCCAAACGCTGATGCACCATTAACGCCGGATACGTTGTATGTTGTTAGAGTTGGTGATACAAAAGTATTTCCATAGTAAGCTACCTCTACTGACGTTCCCACTGTCAGCTTGGATACACCTACCAACCCACCGTCTATCAAATGATTCCATATGTTTGAAACTGTTGTTAGCATAGGATTAGCATTCGACACGGACCACGTGTCTGTAGTATCCCCGGATATGTCTAAATACTTTTCAGTAAAAGCGTCCCAGTACGAACCATCTTGAGGCTGCTGATTTATATTATTAGTTTTACATCGCCAAGTAACTCCCGCGTATAAAACAAATTCACCCTCTGTATAGTTTAAACTGCTAGACCACTCTTTGTAAGTATTACCGATAGAGGACACTGCTTCTGAAATTAAATCAGCATAGTAAAACCTTTTCCAAAACGCATCACCTACCGAGGAAGAAATACATATGTACTCACCATATATGGAACCTGTTGAGTAGCCTAATGTGGAGTCATCCTGTTTAGCAGGAGTTACGTATCTTTCTGATAAATCAGTTTGAAATAGCAAGGAGCTATCCACTGATTCCAGCTTTACTATTATGTCTAGATTCCCTGTGGATGTATTAAAGTAATTAACAGATACTAAACAGTCACCAATTGTTCCTACAGCTTGTGTCAACTCTCCCTTATATCTTATCTCACCATCCTCCAGTACTGCCTGATGTAGTACTCGGTTACTGTCAGTATAGAGTATGTGCAGGAATGATTCACCTGTGGCTCTCTTTAGTACGACCAGTTGAATAGATACATACGTAAATGAAAAATCATACTCTACGTAGGATCTGTCCGTATTAACTTCTACTATTTTTGATACGTTACTAAATGCTAAAAAGAATTTACCATCTGCACTGTTTGCAGCACCAGCTACTGGTATTGCGTCTGCCCAGTTTAACAAGTCTACGTATGACGGAGCATTTGTAAAACCACCTGTAGCGTAAAAAACAATTCTAGAATCAGGAGGTGTTGATGTAAAACTTTTGTAAGCAAATAATGCATTTTTCCCAAGAGAGGTACCGTCAACAACTGGAACGAACTCAGTTGCTAAAGCAATATTACCAAGGCTTGTATCCTCCGTTATATCGGCCCCATTATTTACAGCGAATAGTTGAACTTTACTCTGATCAGAGTTCCATAAAGTTAACGCTGTGTAACCACTTTGTGATAATTTCGAACCGAGTATACTAAAGCTGTATGCGTACCTATTGGACCATGAGCTAAGTACGCCACCAGCCTGTACCGACTGCTTTGTTGCCCACTGTAGTTGACTATTTACTCTCCACAATTTTATTCTATCTGCGTCAGAAAACTCAAAATCAAAAAAGGATATACCTGAAACATCATATTCCTCTTCGTACACAAAATTTCCTGAGAGTTTGTATATCGTAGTACCGTACTTTATGTAGAATATATTTGTATCAGCAATCTGCCGAATTAAATCTGGTAGAATAGAAACTGTTACACCACCCATACCTTTAAACGTTACAAGTCCTATGTTTTTGTTTAAACCTATTCTATTAAAATTAGAAACTGTATGCTTTAATGAGCCTTGTGCTATACTTACCCACACCGCAGATCCAACTGTTGCGTCCACGCAAATGAAAATACTTGTTCCGTTTACCCAGTGGACACCCACCGTGTGCCCGTCTAACTCGTCATCATTGACTGTCGGATTACTTGAGGATGTAAAAACCGATGAACCACCAACCTTATGCCACGATTGCGAATAGAATATGTAACAATCAGAACCGTAGTACCATAGGGAACCGTTTTCGTAAAGTGTGTCACCTAACCCCGGGGCTCTCTCCCCGTACACTACTTCATTTTTACCATTAGGTATAAGCACTCCATCTTTTATAAAGTACCCTTCATTTGACACTAACCTTACAAAATATCCGTACAGTGGAAATGATGCTGGTATCACATCATATAGTGTATCGGATACAATAGACGTTACAGTATCAGAAGTAAATATCGAAAACTCAACACCAGGATCTACAGAGTTACTGTTTGATACTAGAGAACCTTCAACTACTTCCGCTGTATAGTTTGAAACTAACTTTTCCTTTACTACTGCAGTAGTCGAAACTCCAAATTTAAAAAGTGAGGAGTGTACACCAACCGAAACTGTCTCCCACGCAGCTGATGTCCCAGGTACATCGGATGTGTTCTCCAAGCATTTATACCAACCACCGTTGTAGCTGAATACCCATCCACCAATCCCGGTACCGGAGAACGATATTACAGAAGCCTGCTGTTTTAAACAGTAAGCTGCACCTTTCTTGTACAGAACCGATGAATAACTTATTGGAATATCAGTCTCTACTTCACCCAGTATTGCACCTGTAGCTGAGTCATAATCGTACTCATAAATTGTGAACTTTCCATAGTACCCGAAAGCAATTGCGAAACCTTTATCTGTAGGTGCTATTGATATTTTTGACAACGGTACAGTATACACACCCGAAGCGAACGCAACATCCCAGAAAAAGTCTACATCTGTAAACATGTCCGATATTTCTGTCAACGCGGATTGTGTTGGTAAATCCACCCTACCTGTCCCATCAAATACATAAGTGACAAGTGTGCTAGTTGAACCGTACAAAGTAGCTGCATAGTAACCTGAGTAAATAACCCGCCCTTTGCTGTAACTACTTACTGCGTGTACAAGATTTGCTGTTTGTGCACTACTAATAACTGCACCGGTGTAATCAACATACGTGTAAGTGAGTGTGTTACCTAAATACATGGATTGGGATGAGTGACACGGAAGAATTAAAAGTATCTTTCCACCTACAGAATAAACACGAATCATGTCCCTAAAATAGCTAAGCTGTGCCCCATCTATTTTTGTTCCGAAGTAACCAAACAAAGGTGTACGTGTAGTAATAGTAGTTAGTGAACCACCAACCATTGTTGCAGTTTTCAAATAAGCATTGTCGTGTGTCGCAGTTACGAATAGTAAAAATAGTTTTCCATTAGCAACTGTTATATCACATAGAAAATCTGCGTAGGCAACAACCGTGTCAGCGTCTACTCCATTTGAGAAAGTCACTCCGGATACAGAGCTAACCCACAACCACATAGTACCTTCAAATAAGAAAGATCCACTAGAAAATGCTGTAGCAGTTATTGAGTCAACCAGTGTGCTCGTCATCGAAACATCTGCCTCTATAGAGCTGTCGTTTTGAGAAACGTTTACCCACACTGACGCACCTGTAGCTTTAACTGTGCAGATATATACTACACCCTCTTCAGTAACCCAAATAGTTCCTTCATCATACGTATCATCTGTCACTGACGGTGCTACCAATTTATCAGCTAATGTAATTGCTGAAACCTTAACCCAAACTGCTGAACCAACTAGTGAAGAAGAACAGTAATACACTGATGACGATGTAAACCATAGTGACCCCTTCGCGTAACCTAAATGCGCGTCATCGCTATTTGTAGGGTTCGAAGTTGCACCGTACTTATTAGTTCCTCCGGATATCTGTACCCACGCCGCTGACTTATTGCTAGAACTAACGCAGAAATAGATCACACCACGGTATACTGAAAAGTCCCCTGACTTATACCCAGAGGATTCGTTATGAGCTAATGACGGAAGAACAGTCATGTCATGAATTGCTGATGTAATTTTTACCCACTTCGAACCTGTTGAGTCTGAGAATACACACAGGTATGTAGCTCCGTTAACACAGGATGTACTCCCTACACTGTACCCATTAGATAAATTCATAGATGAATCTGGGTACTTTTCTACGCTCGCGTATGTTACAACTGCTGCATGTGTAGACAATGCGTCAACACCTACAAACCAAATACTGGATACGTCCTCGGATGGAAGAATATCTCTTAGGCTGTATATGTTTGGTGCTAACCCTGAACCAGATTTTTCTAAAGCTAAACTCTCTTTAGAGATAGAAAAGACATTTAAGTCTGTGCTGAATATGCTGAACAAATTAAATACGTTACCGTTTTCAACAACTTCAAATTTTGCTGGCTGTGTGTTAGAAACTATCTCCTTTACTTCCCCAATGCTACCTCGGTGTAACCCTACGTGAGCACCTTTCACCTTCAGGTTAGTTCCCTGGAAGATAATAGTACCAGATACAAGATTAAATGCGTAATCTGTTCCTGAGAATAACTTTGCAGCTTCACCTATGTATTCGTCAGGGCATACAGTTTCAAGCAAATAGTTTACAGAAGTTTTGTACAAACCATTTTGTGTAACCATACCTCCGCCGGCAGGACCTATTTCCCCGTATAATGTTGTTACAAGATTAGCTTTTGCTTCTGACCCTTTATATATAGAGCCATTCTTAGTCAATACTGCCGTAGCGTATGTACCTTCAAACGCAGTCCTGAAAGCAGTTTCATCATAATAATAACTTGGCGTACCTGTACCGTTTCCGAAATCAAATGTTTGAACACCATTAAAAGACTTATCAGCGAAAACACTCCAATTATTTTGAGATGCTGGCAACATCTTAATTGAGAAAACAGTAGGTGGAACACCAGGTACACTTCCACCTGGTGTTATTGGATCTTCTCTCCACGCTCGAACCGTACCCACGCTACCTGGTACCAACCCTTGCGCAGTTGTTAGATAAAACTTATCCCAACCCCAGTGCATTGTTGGATTACCCTCTACTGTAAGTCTTACCCACTCCTTACCGTCTTCAATAGAACCCATAGGTATCAAGTTAGCTGCTGTTGGATTTGCACTCGTTGGATTATTTAGTGGAGCAACGTCGTATGCTGTAAAATTTTCAACCGGAAAAGTAGCTATAACTTCTGCACCAAAAACTATTAGCACCGTTCCGTTATCATCTACGTTCACATCCATGTTTACAAGACTCTTGTGTTCTGTCTCGTAAATTATTGAGTTAGATATTTCGACACCAGTATCCAGCCGCTTGCGTATAAGTCGTATCGAGTTACCCTCTATAGCAGCCGTGTATATAACTTCATTTTTAATTATTGTCTTAGTACTCATGTTACTACCTTACCACATTTTTATTTTTGACGTGATGTTTATTTTTGCGTGTTTTACACCTGTAGCAGTTATGTATGCCAGAAGAAGAGTGTCTGTGTCTAAACCTACAATCTCTTTTAATACTACCATGTCCGAAACCATCGATGCAACACTAAATCTCTCTGAAAATACAAAGTCTGAAACAACCCATTTATAGATACAAATATCTTTTGTGTTTGTGAATGTAACAAGCGTATCTATTGACAATCTGCAGGAAGCAATTGAAACAGAATGATTCAGACCATCCTCCGGAATTACCTCTTGAGAAACAAATCCGTAAGTTATTGACAGTAGTGATCCTACAGAAACACTATTCGTAGACTCTGCTAAGTAGTCCACCCACTCATCATTTGAGTATGAAGGGGCACCTGTTGGATTATCAACTAAAAGTGTCCAGAGCTTTCCACCGCTGGATACAATATCCCCGGATTTGTAAATAGTAACTGTTGAATCGTATGCACTGCATTTATGACCTAGTGGAATCCAGTTAGCACCAATTGAGGGAGGGTATGACATTCCGGATGCATTTACAAGTTTCCAGATAACACCATTATGAACAAGCATGTCGCCAACTTTATTGTAAGCTATTGCATTTTCATCATACGTAGCTAACCTTGCTGTTGAAGGTTTCCAGTATGCAGGATCACTTAGCGAACCTACTGCACCCTCTGCTTGGTCTTGTTGACTTACGTACAACACTCCACCTGATAAAACAACTTCCCTTTCTTTATACCCGTATGGCCTATCAGAACGGAATTCTTCTACTACACCAAGGTTCATCAATTTCCACTTAGCAGCACCTGGTGTTGCATCGAAGCAACGCCACATATATTTAGTAGTTGAGTGTATGAACCAGGATCCAACTTCGTACCCTTGCGTACTATCTGAACCTGCACCAGGGGAATCATTGTCGTATGTATTCTTTTTTACACTGCTTGCTTTTTCAGAAGTCAGATGGTAACGCTCTTCTTCACTTCCACCTTGTAAGTCAGGAAACTGGTTGTGTCTAAGTATTGACGCACCTCCACCAGAACCACCAATCGCAGCTGTTAACATTTCAAACTCAGAAGCTTGACCCTTTATTATCGCACGTGCTACTAATTTAAACGGAGAAGCCCCGGTTAACGACGGAGGAAGTGCTGTTGGAGATAGCGGTACCTCCTTCAATTCATTAAAAACACCTACCTCTTGCACAACATGAACAACCTGATACGCAACAAATATAAAGTAAGCAACATACACATTCGTTTCAGAAAATGTAACGTAACTTCCACCTTGGAATTTATGATTGTTATTTAAAACAGTTCCTGAAACAGTACCTGTCCAGTTACCCGGCACACCGTACCACAGCTTAAACGTAGACGGCACTGCGCCACCGCCATAATTAACTTGAATATCTCCTATTCTTACAACACCTGAATTAACAGCAAATGTTCTCCCACCCTCGTCTGTCGTAGACAATCCACTGACGTAAGAAACTTGTGCAGCCCTCATATCGTTTATCTCAGGTCTAATTAGTTTCTCATCCTTACCGTAGCGTAGGTCGAATACTGAGTACCCATCCCCGTAGTATGAAACTAAGTATAAGAGTACGTTCATACCTATATCCTTAGTTTGTGAACCAGTAAGTGGAAATGCAATTGAAACTTCTACAGCTCGCAGCACGTAACTTCCACCACCATTAGATTCTAAGTAGAATAAATAGTTCCCGTTCGCTGGTAGTGCCGCTAATGTAGTTGTCTCGTATCTTATTGCTACAAGCTGCTCATCCAACTCATCTTCATAAGTCCCGACTATAGCAGTTCCAGTAGCAACGGTAAAAACAGAACCGTTGAAAGTCAAATCAAAACCACTAAAAACACCAGGACCTATGTACTTCTCTAAATACTTTCCAAGTGTTATACGTTGTGTCTGCTCTGTAACAGGGTATGTATTAGGTATACCCAGTTCTTCCATATTCGGAATGTAAACAGCACCAGTAGGGTGTGCGTTCGTGTCTCGATCCAGAAGTGCATTATGGCTGGTAACTCCACCAGAACCTGCTTGAGAAAATCTATCAAAAAACTTTCTTGTTACTTTGTTATCTCTAAATGTAGTAGACCTCATTCAAAACCCCTTAATAATGTGCTGAACAACTGACAATGCAGTTAAATGAGCCCCAAGCACGTGTAAGAATTACCTCACCGCACTTTATTGAAGAACCGCTTACGTATCTAAACAGTACATGCAACTTTGAAGGAGTAACTCTCAAAGCATACACGTTTACAGTTTTACCAGGCGCATTACACAGTACATCCCAATCCCCTGCAGTCCCTTCTTCCTTTTGTGGACTACCTGCAACCATGTAGTCACCTGCTACACTAAAATCACCCTCAAGAAATACCGCATTAAAAAATGAACCACCTATCTGTTGTGTTCGCGTTGAAAATAGTTGACAAGCAGCGATGAACCCGTTAATATCAATACCACCACCTTGATCATAATACCTACATACATTTCTAATACCCCTGTAGTGCCCCCACCATGGGTTTTCGAAACCAGCTAGATCAGGGTTGTGAGCTTCCCATAAATTTAGTAGTGAAGTATATATGTCGGTACCTAATGTCTCAACTTCAAGACCTCTAGCAACAGCTGCCGCAAATCTAGGGTTCGAGTTAGGTGGGCCAAAATGATCATTAGAAGGTATCATCACCGAACCGGATGATAGGTTTGATACCCCCAGCACTTCTAGCGCATTAGTTTTTACCAACCCTTCAAATTTAAAGGATGTGTTATTTCTCAGTTTAAAAATGTCTGCCGTTACAACCGGCGTAGTTATCCCTAGAGGAAAGTCAACGTATGAATTGAATGAAAGAATTCTTTTTACGTATAATGTTTCAAACTTAGCGTACCTACCTGTCATATCCCCTGATGTTTCTATCGAACCATACAGTTTCAAGTTACCATCTTGTTCAAACTCACCCTTGTCGTAAGTGTGCGCTATCACGTGTGTGGAGTTACTCACAAGTACACCTGTCGCAGGTACACGCCTTGCTTCAACAAAAACATCTTTTGCAAGATTTACAACGTGACCTTCCCCAAACAATGCCGCTGTAAACGATGACAAAACAGTCACACCGTACCCACCATAAACAACACCACCCCTTAAAGCAAAACAAGCTTCAGCATCAGATATGTTTATGTTCAGTGCCTTTTCAGCATAAACCATACCTCCGTACATTGCAGAACAATTTAGTACTTTTGATGTTATTTTTAAATCAGCACCTTCTATTACTTCTACCAACCCGCCACGATCAATCTCAGGAACTACAGCACCCGAGCTAACCTCTAAGTTGTCACATACAGCTATAGTACCAGCAGGTGTAATACGTATATCTGGTTTATCAGGATACCATACCTTATACCCAAGTACCAAGTATGGGTTAGAAACAGGGCTAGTGTCAGCGTGCACTACTGTACTTAACGTAGAAAAGTCTGATAGATTAAGCTCATGCGAAGTTATCTTTGCTGCGTGCAGATTAACTGCAGTCTTCATGTATGAATACATAAGAAAAAATATACGATCATCTTGTGACTTTACAGCAGATAGTACGTATGAAAAACTTGCGTTTATTGATGAAGCCCAATTACTGCTATATGGTGTATAGTTACCAGGTTTAATTTTAAATAAGTTAGTAGAAACTTTTGTGTTTAGAATACCTATAGTCGGAGGAGAATCAATTTCATAAATAGCTTCCCAGTTTGCGTCGTTCACATAAGGCTTATTTTGAACGGAGGATAAGTTATCTTGCTTGCATCTCCAGACTGCTAATAATTCTGTCGCACCTATCGTGTGTATGACTAAGTCTGATTGTTTATAATCAACACCTTGAACCCAATACTGTATGTCTGTAGCTGGATTATGAATGTACTCGAGCTCTGCTATAGCTAAATCAGGGTCTACTTCACCTTTTCGATACGTTATAAATATTCTACCTGCTGAGTCTACAACAACAGGTAGATTAAAACTGTCTTTATTCATCCAGTCAAACTTATCAAACTTATAGTAATTAAAAGCACCGGAACGTATCGAAGCAAAAAAACCTGGAAGTGCTAAATCTTCTTCACCTATATCCGCGAGTACTCTTAATATCCAGTACCCTAATATCGGGTCTGGTGTTCCTGCATCGTCACCTGTATTTGTTAGAACAGGATTGTACATTTCTACAACAACTACACGGTATTGGCCGCCACTACTATTTATAACGCACCTGGTTGTTAAAACGAATTTCCCACCACCGAGTGATGCTACATCTGCAAGTAAATGAGTACTCGCTTGAAAAAGAATATTTACCAACTTGTCAGGGTAGCTGTAATTACTTGTAACCCTAAGCGATGAACGGTCAGAAGAAAATGTAAAAGCAATTAGTTTAACTGTAATGTCAGACCCACTCCAATACAACGGAACATTCTCCGAATTAAGATCTGAATAAAACATACTGAACATCTTACACGTTTCATCATAAAAAATCCTGCTGCTATTTAAGCAACCTTGCGCAAATTCAGATACCTGTGTATAGTCACCTGACATAGCGTAGTCTTGTAGGATACCTCTGTGCTGAAGAATAACTGATGTTGCACTTACCTTATATGTTACCCATTTAAGTTTGTTCCTAGATACAGCCCCCTGATAAAAAATTATAATTTCATCATCAGATATTTTTAACGGATGGTGCCATATTACAGCTTCTGATTCAGAAAAGGATACTTCAGCATGTAGCTCATTATCCGAATAATCCCACACAGAAAAAAGTCCATAATTACCTGCATCTTCACTTCTTCTTGTCAAAACTTTTATACCTGGTGACAAGTCAACTACAAAGTATGCAGTTGTATTCATATTGTCAGGACCCCAGTTCTGAGTTGATGTATTTGTATAGTTTATACTTCTACCAAAATCAGCAGGTATTTTTCCATCGAATAAACTTGAACGAACTTCAGTGAAATGTGGAGCAGGCGGTATACCATAGGATCCAGCAACATCATAGATTCCACCCCTGCCATCTACTGTACCACCCTCTATCACAATATTGTGAGGTACTTTTAATGCTACACCTACACCACCATTCGAGTACCAACCTACGTACCTGTCGAGTTGAACTTTAACGCCATCAACCTTTAATACAGAGTAAATCTCACCTGAGAACCCAACTGAGTTATCATAGTAAATTATTCTATCACCAGCCTTTAACGTTATACCTGCTACAGATATCTCAGTATCTTCTTCGGATGCGTGTGATCCTATACCGGTATTCTCCAAACTTTTAACAATAAATTTTGCCTCTTTGCTCCCTTTGATTAAAACAACACCGTCGCTTAGTCGTATATTGTTCCAAGAGTTTAAATAAATCGGATTATAAAAAACGTACCCGGGTACACCCTGTGTACTTTCTTCCCACCCCGGAGAAGCATTCTCTGGAGCCGGAGGTTCTAACACTACACGAAGACCTTCCGGCCACTCTATTCTACCAGTTACTGAATTGTAACCACCGTAAGTAGCAGCAGCCGGATCATCTTTTTCCCCAAACAATGTAACTAACTCTTTATGTGATTTTACCTCATACCTGTAAGCCACCTTTTTTCCACCTGCGGATGGTAGTGTTATCTGACCTTGTGACCTCGCGTAATCAAAATAAATCGAAATGTAACCTAGTGATGTGTTACCGCTTGTAACCTTTGCGTACAGCGGATCTGACCCATTCCAATTTAGTGATGAAATATTAAGTATTTGAAAACCTGAATCTGTTTCGAAGAAACTACCAGCTACAGCACCTATTCCTCCGGCAGTATCCTGACCGTACATTGTAAATCGTAGAGTTTCAACACCCGGTGTCCCAGGTGACTGTGCTTCAGGAAAAAGTTGATTAGTTGATACATAGAAATTTATTCCGGCGGAGGATAGCACTGACTCTTGTGCTTCAATTGTTATTCCCATGTATTTTGGAGCGTCGGGCACTGATGCCACATCTAGTACCGGCTCACTTACGTCTATTAAACGTATCGCGGAACCAAATGGAAATGAATCTGAGTTTTCGGTGTAACTTCCCTTGAATACAGCTGAGTCGAAATAATCTGAAAGAATGTTTTCATTCTCTACTAGGTAATGTGTGAAGTTTCCCCAGAATCCCTGAGTATAGTACAGAGTTGAGGATATGAGATCAGCGAAGCTTTGGTTGAATGCAAGTCCGTTAAATCCGTCTTCACTGAATTTAGCGTTAACCACTTTGTCAACGAATGTGTCAATTGCTGCAAGCATATCTCCTAGATTCGGAAGGAACACTGCCGTATCTACGGATAACGCTTCTTTTACTGCTGTCCGAAGTTCCTCGGATAAAGAAACTTTATTTACAAAGCTACTGTCGGAGGCTACAACAGATACAAGGTTCTCTATGTACCTGAAGTTCTCCATTAAGTTTTCAGCAATAATCGTGTTGTTAGTACCGAATATATTTTTTAAACCTGACATTATAGGCCACCTATAAACAATTTCTGTTGTTCTTTACTAACAACCCTTACCCCGTCCCCTTTAACAGTGTACTTATCTCGTATCTCCGTTAAAGTCATGCTCATAGTGTAACCTGAAGACTGATTCATACTTTCTTCGCAGCTTATGAGTTCAAATAATTCGTAATTTAGGAATGTATAAATATCATTCACGCCTATTATATCACCTAATTGTATTATAGGCAACCCTACACAAGATACATCCATTTTTATTAAAGGAAATGCTTTTCTTGGAAGCATGTAATTTGCTATCTTTTTCGCTGTCGCTACATCAGTTACGTAAGGATTGCTGAATTTATACTCTATTTCCTGGTACCTTTTTATCGATTTCTGGTCCCTAACTATAGTCAGTTCTTTAGCAGCAGACACCATAGGCCTACCTCTTAACTCAACTCTCGATACCCATACACTCATCCCGGAAGGGTCCTCTGTTTCAACGTACAAGGCATCTGCCGGGTTATCTGTAGGGTTTTCCACTCTAAGGTATACCGCGTCTGAATACACGTCTGATACGTCAAATAGCATGTTTAAATGGAATCCTGACAACCCTTTAACGTTTGTATTCTGTGCAGGGTAATAATACAGGCCTGCCGGAGTATAGGATCTGAGTCTTCTAATCTTACCGTCCCCTCTTTGCAAGCTTTTCGCACTTCCGCTTCCTGACATATACGTTTTGTCAACGTCTAGGCGATCAACACCTACTCTAGTCGGGTAATGCAGAACTAACTTCTTCCCCTCGCACGATGCACGCATACTGTCAGAAAGCACAAGTACCCATACCTCTTCCCCGTTATGAATCTCTGGCCTAAATGAGTAAGCCCCTTGGTAGTATGTAAATGCTGCTTTTTCACCACCAGCATAAACTATTGTGTTCAGTTTCTCGTATTCCCCAATTGTGGTGTCAGTTGATGCCGTTCTCCTTATTCGGTTAGAACCAAAGAACAATCTGCAACCGCTGCTTCCTGTCGACATAGACAACTCAACAGACGATGCTGAACCTGCAACTTGGCTCTTAACTCTAACGTAAACAGTACCTCCGTTGAAAACTGTTCTCTCTACACTCGCAGTACCAGGGAAAGTATCATTTATAGCATTTACAATATCCTCAGCATACACTGTGTAATCACCGTACTGGTTAAGCTCTGAGTACCTTTCAACATCAATCTCTACGTCTGGAGAACCATCTAATGATAGTCTAAATTTTGTAGACCCAACAGGTACCCGTATACCCCCTGTCAAGTCCAATGCATAGGCCGCACCTATACCGTCAGTAAAATCACCGTCGTCTCCACCCGGTATCGACAGTCTTGACCACTTGTCTGAAAACCCTGGAACATCCGTCGCAAGCGTTGCTGTCTCGGATAGATAATACGCAGCACCATTTTTAACTAGTTTATCCTGAGAATATGCCACTGCCGACCATACGTCAACCCCGATGTTAAAGTATGGTTCCCATACCTCCCGGTATAAGTCAGGCTCTAAACCTAACGATGTTGAAACTGGAGGATTCGAAACTATTATGCACTTGTATAAAACCTCGTTGTAAACAACTAAATCACCCAACCCGTATTCAATCGTGTCACTCCATACAATCAATGAATTTGTAACAGTCCAAACTAATGGAGAAGAACCCGGAACATCCGAACTGCTCGCTGATAATAACGAGGTATAGTACAACCCGGAGTATTCTACGTAGGACCCTTCCGAGTATGATTGTGGAACCCACGTAGATACAAAGCTAGGAGTCTTGCTTATCCACCCTACGGATAGAGAAGGATCGTTACCCTTATTTACCAGTATTGACTTGTATACTTTTCCGAAATCTTTCACAACAGAATTTATAGGATACTTAATTGCACCGTCCCAATCTACCAATATTGAGCTACCTAGTTTAACCCAGTCTGTACTGGATAGAGAAGGCTCGTCTGTAGTAGCATCGCCTGCATACCAATACTCTCCGGTGTGTAAAACAACACTGTGGGAATATGTGCCAGCAGACCACGCACCTATCGCATAGTTTTGAAGCTCCCAACTTGTAGTCGAGTCAACAGGACTTTCCGCAGTTTCAACAACACACTTATACAAGCAGCCAGAGTATATCACAACATCGTTTACGGAGTATCTTCTGTTCTGAACATAATCGTAACCAGCCATTGTCTTAACCCACGGAGCCGATGTGTCGTATACCACAACTCCACTCTTTTCAATTATGAATGGAACTATCCCTATGTTCTTTTTCGAACTAGAATAAACCGTACCTAAGTAGAATACAATATCACCAAACTTATAAGATTTTGAAGCATCCCAATCATCAATTGAGAAACTACTTGACACAACTTCCCACCTGTCACTTAAAGTACTTGGAGGAGTCAAACGTCTATTTGTAAGTATGGCTCTATATAGAACACCACCGTGAATAACCATTGAGTCTTTCAAATATGTTACACCAGGTTCCCATTTTGTTATACTTGAGTCAATAACCCAATAAGCTGGAGTATTTAGTGAAGGAGTTTTCCCCTTATTAACAGCACCTGATACCATAGGCACCTTAGCTGCATCTGAAGCATTTATACCAAGTATGGTGTCACCATCAGAGTATTCTTTCAAGTTATCCCAAAACTCAATGTAAGAAGATTCAACCGGCTCCGTAACTAGGTCAACACCTTGCGTCCCAGGTGTAACTACTTTACGAACACGACCGTGATTTGTATCTAAAATGTAAGAACCAGCAGGAGCTGTTACGGACACCGGTCCTGATAAATCGTAGCTTCTTAAATTACCAAGTGTGTCTATGCACACCCAACTGTTTTTGAATTTTGTAATAAATGCAGGATCCTGGAAGTCTATTATGTCAAGACCACTCCATGAGGATGTGCATCTAAAAATCCTACCATCTGATTCAACTAAGTCACCTACCGCATAAGCTACGTATGGAGCTAATGTAAAAGTATTTGCTGATACTTCATCCCAGTATGTAGGTTCAGTACCAGGAGTTTTTGCTACGTTTAAACTTTCTGCCTCGAACACCCTGTCAATACCTGAAACAAGATGCGATACATATTCGCCAACCTGATAGTCTCTCCCGGCAGCCCAGGATTGCAATCTTGAGTCATACACTTTTAACCAGTGTGTATCAGTGCTTGGTAAAACACCTTGACTAGCCTGTAAAGCTCTGTACATGCACCCGTTCCATTTAACAATTGAACCTTCGGCATAGCTTAGAGTAACATCCCACGCATTTAAGTCTGTAAGCATGGAACTCCAGAATCCTAGAGCTGTTGATGGATCCTGATTAAGATTGTCGACGATACAACAGTACAAAAACCCATGTCTAAATACAGAGTCTCCACGGTAATACTGCCAGGTTGAACTCCACGACATAGTATCCCTATTGTACTTTGAAGGGTATTCTGCCGGTACATCCACTAATGATTTATCCCAAGGAGCAAAAGCACGGTACACTTTTTCTAACTGATTTACTACCCTGTCGGAACCATAACCTGCGTGTACGATAAATTTACTAGGACTCAGCACATGATTATTAAAATCTGATTCAGATCCGGTAAAGAATCCTGTCGCATCTAAGTACCCTATGTCCTCTACAAAGTTCATGTTGAATCTGATAGGAGATTGAATGTCACCAACGTACGCCGGGTTACTAAATGTAACATCGTAATCTGTGTTGTTACCCTTGTATAAAAATATAGGAGTTAAGTTATCCCACAGCCGGTGCAACTTTGCCCATACCAGGTCTGAATAACTCCAACCAATTGATGACAACTCTTTTGTAAGTACGCTTGATCCAACAAATAAACCTGTCTCAACGTCTATGTCTCTAAAGGGTACTGGGTCCAGTTTATCTGTAGAAACAACAATCTTATTTTTAACGTCAGAGTCGTTTACGTCGTACCCTACCTCTATTAAATTTTTGTCGTAGGCAAGTGAGAAGTAAGGCACTATCAATTCTTCTTCAGACCTAACATATACGTCGCCAATATTTCCGCTACCAAGGTATACGGATGACATGCTGCTATCAGAAAAAAGATGTGTGAAAGTATCAAGAGACTTTAACGAATCCAATAGCGTAACACCTTCAATAATTGAAATAGTTATTCCAACTTTGTCGGTGTAACCAGAAACTGTTCCATCACCGCCAAACTGCTCGATTAAAGTGTTTGGTGTTGTGTAAATCTCTATGTCCACACCAGGTATTATATCCGAGTAAACAGACGAGAATTGAACAGCACTCTTGTCATCTACCCACAACCCGGCAGCGTCTATACCTGCCACTCTAAATCTTCTGAATTCCTTCGTTGTCTCCACATACTTCATTCCGTTACTGTCCATTAGCAACGATGTGGCAAAGTTAAGCGTTTCACTTATCTCTGCATTGTTAATGTCGTAGCCGCGTATAATGACAGAACCGTTTTGATTGCAAAAACTGTTTTCTGTAACTCTGCACCCTATAACTCCGTACTCTGGAGATTCAATTGTTAGAGATCCCCAACCAGTACTTAGAGTAGTACCAACTGTTGATTCAAATGTTCTAAACACACCTGAGTATCTTTTTATTTTTTTACCGTTACCTACTTTTATAACCGCACCGTTCTTAGGTGTAAAAAATAATTTAATACCTCCGGCACCGTCTGCCACAAAATTATCACCGACATCTGAACCATCCACGTATACATATTGTATGTCAAATAATGGATCTAAATATGCAGAAGGAAGTGTAAAGTATGTTGTCGCACCGTCACCTGTAGCAGGTAATTGAACAAAATCCTGATAGACTGCGCACCTTATTTTCTGAGAGGATTCTACCATGTCATCTGACCATGCGTATATATCACTTGTAGTTGCAGCAAACCCTCCAAACTTTTGAAAGTACCAGTATCTATCTCCGGCACCAGAAACTTTAGTCATATCTCTAACCACTACTCGCTTAACCGGCTTACCTGCCAAGTTTTCAAAAGTAGCCGTTACCGCTTTCTCAGTAACTGAATAGGAAACACCTTTACTATTTCTACCGTCGTTGTAACCGCCGTACATTACCGGTATTTTTTTAGAATAGTCATACGTAAAACCATTCAATGTATCTCTACCGTCCACGACAAGAGGTATCAGATTTGAATTTGTGTGAGGGTTCTCTATGTCAATTATATGTACGTAGTAACTTCCACTATTATGTTTAACAACAGCGTATACCTTTCCATCTTCCGGAAACGGAGAAACACCAATTACAGAGCTAATCTCTTCGCTCTCTTCTAACTTGTAGTACCCTGCACCGTGTTCTGGAAGTGTATTGTTGGATGCGAACTCTGAATATGTACAATCCAAAACTAAACCACCAGACAACAACTTTATGTAAAAAATGTTTCCGTTGTATATTGAGTTTCTGTCGTAATAAATACAAAATAAATTTGTGTAACTACTCACCCATTTTTTAACACGAGAATCTGTTAATGAAAAACCTAACGTGTCTATAACTGTGAATGTAGCCGCTGGATTATAAACAACAAAGTACCTGTAGTCACTACCTATATTCACGTATGCACTTGTCTCGCTCAACACTATCTCACTAAGTGAGTCACCGAACCTCCACGTGTTCGGACCATACCCAGAGTTTGAACCCTCAATGTAGTATGGATTAACGAATGACGGAGAACCAGCATTAAATACACTAACTGAAAAAATATCATTAAACTGTAGTAGTTCTGTTCCTACAACCTGCTCTTTTATTCCAGCAGCAGAACCTTCTACTACTTTTGATATTGACATACCTGACGTATAGAATGTGGAACCATCAAACCTACCTGATATTAGTTCCGTACCAGGAACACCAACAGTGTTACTCTCTATGTACAAAGCACCGTTTGAATATGTTGTTGTAAACTTTAAGAAGTGGACTGTATCCATTTTACTTTTAACTGCAACGATTATATCGTACCGAGACATAGTATCTGTAATGTTAACGTAAGTTATGTCACCTGTATAATTTGGAATAACCGGCATTGTAAGTCCATCCTTCCAGAACTGTATCGCGGATATACTGTTGTCACCTGTGAACAAAATAAAGTATGAACCGTGTACCTTACTCGTATCCGGCTCTGTATTGAACAAGTCATACTTGTAAACTGCTTTTGTACCAACTGACAATACACTACTAAGTGTCTGTCGGTACACCTGAACATCTGAAGAATTTACAACTGGAAATTTTAAGTTGAACCTACAGTTTGAGAATCTTGCCAGGAAAGAGTCTCCTAATTCATTTTGAAGAGTAGCAGTATAATTAGTTAAGTCTACACCGTACACTGCTTTCTTCTCTATCGTTGAAGAGCCCTCATACAAACGCAACAGCTGTAACTGATCATTATACTCAACCTGTGAAATAATTGCTTTTTCAAGATACTTATTGTTGTGTACAACATTCGCGTTATCAAATTCTGACACATTTGTAAAATTAAAAATTGACTTTGTATCAAATAGGAGTTCTTGCCCACTCAGCGAGCCTTCCTCAAAAATAACTTTGTACAGTTTAGTTTTATCGTTAAAACATATATATGAACCATTGAACTTATTAAGTATCGAACCAATCGCACCGGCTTGAATTACGAATGATGACCCTTCGTAATGTATGTAGGCCTCTGTACTTCCATTAGAAAACAAATATATTACTACAGTCTCCTTTGTGTACGGATTGAATGTAACAGACAAACACTTGGCACCGTTAATGAACAGTGCTGGAGGTGAAATCCTACGAGATATTGCTACAGCATCTTTAATAACAATTCTACCACTCTCATCGTTGAAAACAACCGATAGCATCCCGGAGGCTATCTCTTGTAGAATAGCCCAACCGGACTGATCTTTAAATGAGGCATACGCTACTATAGGATCGTGAACGACACCAGTTAGGTCTAAAGTCGATACATCAACGCCTGCATCTATTAACAGTGCCTTTACTAGAAAAGAAAACTTTCTCCCACTCCAGTCTCTAAAGAGAATATCACCACGAACAACTTTTTTTCGTATCAGTGCCCGGATACCGTCTTTACATCTGAAGTCTACTTCCATCGCCTTACTCTTAACCGAGTACGAGTTTACACTCCCTTTAAACCTTGTGAAAGACTGTCCGTTGTATATTACTGAAATCACAACACCTATGTCCGTATCCATGTACAAACTGTAGGGAGAGTCCTCATTGAACTTTGATAGAAATGAATCATGATTACTCAACGTGAAACTAGCGTCTGCAGCACTGTACCCTTGAAGGTCCTCCGCTTTGGATCTTGAAATTCTGAAAGTCTTAGCTCGATTAAACCCTTCTATGTAATCTTTCTGCTCCGGGTCAGCAGTGTGCGAAGCAACGTCGTACTCCACAGACAAGTCATACAGCTTCGAAACACCGTAGTTTGCATGGAAGAAGAATTTGAACTGCAAATATCTTCCGTACACAACGTCTGTCAGTAATTCCCCTGACTCACACTCAACCCACGGAGACCATGAACCAAAATCTTTCTCAGATACAGACCTAACAAATACACTTACGTTTGACCCACCCCAAGTAACTCGTCCCCAGTTTATAAAATCTGGACCACCCTCAACAACAGGTGAAACTGAACTATCTGAACCACTGCATAAAGTTACGTCTTCTGTAACACCACTCTTTAAAGATAACGCCGGGTATATTTTAAGTACATCCCCTTCTTCGAAGTCAACACTTCCACTTGTTAGATTAAAAGATACATACCGATTAGAGTATTTTATCCCAACATACGCATCCTCTGTTACACCTACAGAAGAACCTTTTACAACGAATCTTGCAGACGGACCACCATCCACACACAGCAAATACCAAGTCTCAGAGAATAAATTCTTTAAATATTTTACGTCAGTTATGGAACCATCACCTATGTTTAGTTGCTCACCTACTACACCATACGAATCAACACCACCTATCACAACACTATTCCCGGGAGAGCCTACACCATAAAAGTTGATGCAGGAAATGCTCGAACCAGCTGAAGGAAGTTTTAGAAAGTTTGAACTTAACTCTATTGTGTTTGTAGCTTCATTTATTGATTTAACTCTGTGAGGTGTATCACTTCCTGAAAGTGTTATGTAGTTCCCCAAGGCACTGAACAGTACAGGCCCAGGTGCTATAGTTACACTATTAACTGTAGACGAAACTACTGTCGCATCAAAATACTTTCTCGTCTCTTGAAACTGTGCAAATTGGTCATAAGTGTATATCTTAGATATAAAATCATCTTTCAGCCAATCAAACTTTATTGAATAAGCATACTCATTTTTTAACTCTTTTGTTTTTCTCTCTGAAGCAAGTGTTAACTTAAACAAATTAGATCTCCTGAATCTCCATCCTGTACTGGTATGTAGATGTGGCCGCTTCCTGTTCCGATTTAGAGGTTTTCCGTCTATCTACTGATAAACTACCCGGAACTATTGTGCATCGATAAAAGTCCAACGTATCTGTTATCAAACCAAGTATACCTGTCCTTTCGGAAAGTTCTTTAAGCTGTAGATACATACCGTGTGAAATCTTATCTCCTCCAACTGACATTTTATCATAATTTTTAGAACCTATGGTCTGTTTAGCGTACCCACCACCTAGTAGCTTTACAAGAACAGTATTTGACTCATTGCTGAGACCTGCTGTACTCGGGTTTGCTTCAAACTTAGTAACTGCACTCTCGTCATTTATAAACAAATTACTAAAGTTTGAACTGGTATATATTTTTATACCTGAAAATTCAACGTACCTATCTTCTGCAATTGCTGATCTAAGTACGTAGGGTGTAACCTGTAAACTATCTGATTTAAAATTATATTTCAAAAACAAATCAGTACCTGGACTGTAGTTATTGAATGTCAATCTTCCAGTTGAAAGTTGCAGCCTTGCTAACTCTGTTGATCCGTCCATAAACTGTATCTTGTCAGAGTCTATATCAACCACAGTTGTATGCACGTTTATTGTACCATCAGGAGTACGGACATACAAAACTAAATCTGCATCCTTCTTCACTCCTTTAAATTTAGTATAAAATATGTTAGAACTCTGAGATACATTCTCTGTTAGAAAGTCCTTTGTTAAAGGTACCTGTACGGTAGAAATTGAACTGCCTGAAAACCCATAAGTAGTAATTGTAGACGAAGCATCTACCCTTCCACCAGGTACTGTGAAAGGATTTGGAATACCTGTGTACGTTTCAACACCGTTAACATTCACTTTGAAGTAAGCCAGTACGTAATTTTGATACTCAGCCTCTCCGAACTTATTAGTGTACGGAAGATATACTGCACAAAACTTACCATTACTGTCGCTCGCAACCTGTGTCGCACCTCTCACTACTTCTTCGTCAGGGCTATTTGATGTATTGTCATAATAATAGGGCACTACAGTTATCTCATACCAATCCCCCGGCGTAGCTGTGTCTTGCATTGCACTGTTGGATATTACAACCCTTACAAAGTCACCCATGTAAGAACCTGAAAATATGTATTTCAAATACTTTAATGTAACATCGGTGTATTTCATTACTTTGTACTCACCACCTTTTACAGATGGAAATACACCAGAGTCAATATGCTTTATTCCCACACCACCATGGACTGTAGGTATTCCAGCCTGGAATGTAAACGACTCTGGTATTGTTTGAAAGTTTCTCCTACTTCCAACAAACTCAATATTGTTTAAGTGGTACATTAAACCACCACCTAACGGCTGAAAGTCGAATGTAAGGCTGTGACTACTTTCAGTCCCTTTCATTCTAAATACAGAGTAATCTTTCCCGTCACGTAAGCAGTCACTATGGTGGAAAAAACTATAGGATATTAAAAGGACATCACCGTCCTCAATAGTTTTAACAGAGTCCAAACCTGTCACCCTAACTAGGTTAGAATGAAGCACCGGTGTACTTGCCGTGTTTAAACGATCCAGCTCTTCCGCGTAGGGTTCTAACAGTGAAATATTTAGTGATGGAACAGGGTATACAACACCAAACTTATTTTGGATGAATGCGTCAACTGAGTGCGTACCGGCAGAAAAAACTATCGGACCATACTCTGTTGTTACGTCTACAGATATGTTACCAGGCGATAAACATTTCACAACCTCTTTAACGGATCTTGTTATAAAGTCGGAAGCTGTGCTTAGAAGGTAAGGTCCTTTTTCTTCGTACGTTTGTTCAACGTCAGAGAATACATCAACAGAACCGTACATAGGATGTCTGTCCAGCTCTTGCTTTGCACTCAGCATGTTTGTATCGAGATAGTTTCCATCTTCATCTATCTCAACACCTCTACCGAAAGATTCGTAAGGACCAATCTTCCACCGTATAACACCTATCTCATTTCTAAAAAAATTATTATCTGGCATGTGTTTACCCTCACTCACTGTATCTTAAATTTTCGTCTTCTAGTGCCCCACGTATAACCATAGCGAGAGACCTTTGTCTGTCCGCATCAAGCTGAGAAGGATCAATAAAGTCTGCATCAATTTGTATCGTAAAGTTATTTGTAACAGGACGTACTTGAGACCATGTAGATATATCCTTTGGCCCTGATACAACTTTTTGACCATACATTTCAGAAAACTCTTGAAGTGTCTTTGCTATCTCAAACTGACCATTACCTACCGATCTTAAATAAAGATCCTCAGCTTCTGATATTCTATCAACCTCACCTTTGTCTGTTGTGTAAACACCCCCGGTATCACGGTTAAAACTTTGCTGTAAGTTTCGTAACGCATCAAGGTTAGCCTGAATGAAACTTTTCTCATCAGTAGCTTTACCATGCTCAGACTTGTAAAGTTCGTACTGTTTTCGAAGTAAGTCGTTTGCTTCTTTCGTAAGTGATACAACCTCTGCTTGCTGATCTGCTGCACGACTATTTATTGACATAACGTCATTGTTTACGCTGATCAATTCTGCAGTAAGTGCAAGACCTTCAGTTGAGTTACCAAGTTGGTCTGTTATAACTCCTATCAATCCGTCAAGCTCGTTTGGACTTAGCGATACACCTGCAGTAATTGCAGCGTTAAGTGGTGTCAATGCTGTTGTTATCTGTGTAGCTGTCATTGACGTACCGGAAAGCCCTGTGGATATCCTACCTACTACACCTACCCTACTAACAGACTGTGCCGCTGAAGCAATAGATAGTGCATCAGCCTGTGCTGCTGCAAGCTGAATCTGTTCACCGTAGAATGTTTTTATTTCATCCGTCAGTTCTAGATTACCGCGAGCTGTCTCAGAGAATATCTGTGTCATCTGCTTCGGCATAGCGTTGTAAGCATCAAGGACATTACCTGCCCCCATACCGCTTACTGAACCAGCAAATGCTGAACCATCTATATTCTCTGCAAAAGATCTGAACTCATCAAACGCTTTATTTATACCTTCAATTTTTAATTTGTTCTTACTTGTCCACTCATTGAACATATTCTCGATTGAAGAAAACTTAACCTCTGCTGTGTAAACAAAGTTATCCATCCCGGTAGCTATTACGCTAACGAAGCTGTCTGTCTGGAACTTGTACACATCAGATGTTTCATTCGCAGAAGAAACACGGTAGTTAGCTAAAGCACGTGTCAGCTCTATAACACCCATGTTTCCAACTTGGTCAGCTACACCTTTATCCAGTGAAGCAATTTGCTGTAGTTGTGATTGAGACAGTGCAGTATTAGAACCTGTTACTGAAGACTTAGCTATATTATTGCTTAGTAAGTAATTTGTAAGGTCTGTCTGGTTCATGAAGTTACCACTCTGTATATCTGATACAAACGAACTCGAACCAGATGACATATCCTTAAACTTCTTATTACCAGATGTTGAGAAATCAAACCCACCGGATGTATTCTTTCTAAGTTTACTTACCCAGTCACCAACCATACCTAAACCAGAAGCAGCACCTTTTAATGATTCATAAAACCCTGCATTCTTTGCTTTCGCAGAATCTAGAGCAGATCCTATCAAGTCCCACGCACGTTTTGTGTCAGTAGCACCGTCCATCATCTTGTTTACTGCACCGGTTATCTTCTGCATATCGTCTACAAACTTCTGAACATCACCTACATTCGCAGTAGATAATGCTGCTATCTGGTCGTCAATCGCTTTTAACGCTTCTGCTTTTTCTTTAATCTTAGTAGCATATTCACTTTGCTGCTGAGTCTGTAAAAGAATAGCTGTCTGGTATCTCTCTTCATCTGCAGTAGTCCATAATAAACCTTTCTTCGCCTCTTCTTTAAGCTCATCGTTTGTCTTATATGCCGCGCTTGCTTCATTCTCTAGTGCAGTTTTTTCAGATGCTATTCTAGACTTATCAGTGTTTAGCTGATCTACTTGCATAGTTCTTGAACCAGTTTTTAGGAACATTCGATCCATAGCACCCTGGAAATCAAACTCTCTACCTCCGTCTTGCGTAGCCCTAAAGACCTGTATAAACTCCATAGTAGCAAGTGCCGCTTTCGAAAGCCCCTTACCGAACTCTTTTACATCACCACCAGCAGCTGTCCATATCTCTGCTATCTTATCTATTTTACCTTGTACTCTCTCAGAAAGAGTATCGAAAGATTCTGATACCTGCTCTACTGAGTATCTTGCTTCTTGCATAGACGCATACAGCATAGCCTCTGCTTCACTTAGATTTTCGTCTAGACCAAGCTTAGCAGATATATCCTTTGAGTTACCAATTGCCGTACCTTTTCTCTTCTCTGCTTCTTCATCCCACCAAGCACCCTCTTTCATACCTTCATCAAACGTTGCGAATGATGACCAATCCTCGCTTGAGTAAAGAGAACTTTGTTTAGCTTTGAAATCGTTAAAACCCATGTTACTTTTAATAGTCGCAGTATCTGCCACTAACTGACCACCTGATACACTAAGTCCGTTGTCTGTTTCGAACATGTCTCTCATCTGGACCCAAGCTGTGTTATTTGCAAATGCACCTAAGTCAGATGCAACAGCAGACATAATGTCCGACATCCCACCTAATAGATCGTCAACACTCTTGTACAGTAAACTAGCCGCACTTTCTATCATTCGTGCAGACTCTAACTGTAGTGTAAGTGCCTTAGTTTGGTTTTGAGCTTCTCTAAATTTTCTTTCTTGTTTTGTTTCCTTGTTGAACGCTCGTGTGAGTATGCTACTAACCTGTACACCAATAGCCTGACCCATCTGTGTCCCGATTGCTTTACCAAGTGGACCCCAGATAGAACCTATAGCACCACCAACTGTCTCACCTGTTTCTCTACCAAGCTTACGGTTTTTAGCCATCTCTTCCTGTAAGTCCTCTCTATCACCCTCACCCTTTGCAACGTACTTATCGAGACCTTTCTCTTTCATCTCTGCGTAGTTACTTCTGGTCCCGAGTATACCGTCCCAAATTTTCTCACGAATTTGTTCCTCGAACTTATCTGTAGCAGCACCTAGCATACTAAATATGTCAGCTGCTGCTGCACCTTTATCTCCACTCATCGCACCTTTTGAGGAGGATGCGGATGTAGCCGCCGTAGATTTTGATGAGCTACTACCAGACTGAACTGCACCGGCTAAGGCCTTAATATCTACCTTAGCACCTTCCTTTTCTTTTTGCTCCTCTAAAGATTTGCTTTCAACTTTTTCAAAACTTTCTTTTTTATTATCATCGGAGGCTTTACCTCTAGCGTATTCGTAAAGTTCTGAGTTCCCGGACATACCAGATAGGAATGCGAGACCCATATTACCACCCTGCTCTTTTACAGCAGTTCCTGCAATTTTACGCTTCTCGTCCATTTCTTTAAAGAAAAGATTCTTACGTACTTCACTTTGTTCAGCTCGGTACATTTTCTTATCTTCTTTGCTTGCACCTTGCGCTCCCATAGCTTTAGACTTTTTTAGTCTCTCCGACCAGCTGTCGCGCATTGCCTCAACAGCTTCTTTGTCCATACCTTTTAGAACTGAACGAACATCCTGACGGAAACGAGATGTATCACTTCGCATTGACTGAAGTTTAAACTTTGTCTCTTTCCCAAAAGCAACAGCTGATTCAGCAAGGTTCTTGTTTATTTCTTTAGACTTAGAAAAGAATGTATCGAAATCACCTGTTTTAAAAGCTTTACTTCTACCCTCTTGAAGCTTCTCTCTTTCCGGACGTAAGTTTAATGCTCGTTTCTCATAAAACTTTTTAGATTGTTCTAATTCCTGCGATGATTCATACTTCTTCATCCCTCTAATAAGAGAATAACTAGTACCAAAACCACCTTTATTTACGTACGACTTTACATCAAAGTTTTTAAGATTTTGTTCCTCTGCAATCTTATTAGACTTTTTAGTTGCAGCTGTAACCTCTCTCTTTGCTTTATACTCTGAAATGTTTGCTTTTACATTCTTAGAAACATACTTACCAAAACCAGATGCTATTATTTTCATCTCAGCAAGTTTAGACGATAGTACATTACCCGCTTTGTAAACTGCTGTAGTTATGTTACCAGTTTTTACCATGTCAAGTGCTGACTCTTTTCTTACTTCCCGTTTTTCTGGCAGCATAAACTCGTTAGACTGTTTTGTTTCCGGTATATAACTTAAGTTTAGTGATTTAGTACTTACAGGTACTGATACAGGCCCTGGAGTAACTTCTACTACTGGATCTGAACTTCCCATAACTTTAACACTATCCATAATCTCTGTAAACTTAAAAAACGATTTATCTTGATCTTTTCTTAATCTAGACAACTCTTTACTAAACTTTTCTAAACCTATACTAAGTTCTTTTGATACTTCTATTTCTTTCTTAGTCGTTTCATCAAGTTTTGCCATCTCCCCGGAATTAACTTCAACCTCAATACTTTCAACCATTGATTTCATGTAGGAAGCTGACCCACCTGCTGCGGATATAACACTCCCTGAAGCAGCCGATACTCTTCTACCATCTGAACCGTACTTAGGCAACCTTGAAGCAATCTGTTGTACACCAGGTGACCCTGCGTATCTTGCAGGAATAACAACTTCACCCGGATGTAGAACTGCGGGTATCTCACCTGCGACGTAGGCCTCGTGGTTACGCATATCGGAACCGTAGTAACCATTTACTACACCACCACCGGTTGCCATGTACACTGCACCTTGTGCATGTTTCTTACCTTTCAGCTGTACCCCAAATTCGTTGGCTAACCCTTGTATTAAATCTGTAAATCCAATTTTTAGGTCTTGAAAGAATGTATCCTCACCTAATGACCCACCAGCACCACCTGGACCACTTACATTAGGCAATATCTTCTCCCACTGTTCTAGCGTACTTTTCATCTGGTCTTTAGATATACTATCAGGTGTTGCCGCTATCTTTTCAATCAAAGCACTTTTCTGCTTGTCTACTATGTCCTTTAGAGATACTCCAGAAACTGCAGATATTTCTTTTAACGCTGGTAAAAGATTCGTTAAGTCTACTGATAGAAGATCTACGCTATTCAATAACTCTTTTATACTCGCATCCGCAGAAACCCTTATTTCGTCTATCGGTACTTTTTTAGAGAAAGCTTTCTTTAAATTCTCTCCGACATCATTCATAAGATTGCTTCTTGCATCAGAGTTTATTGATGCAAACATATCCGTGATACCTGTTATAACAGACTCCGCATCTGTAAGATCCGAGTTTATAAAGTCGTTGAATCTGTTTACAGTTGAATCAACGGTACTGTACATTCTCTCGTTTGCTTTCTGCACATCTAGCATTAGTGAATAGTATTGCTGAACACCACCTATTGCTGATTTAGCACTATCGTCTACTTTATCCCATGATAACTTACCACCTTGTGTAAATACATCTATTAGAGAAACTATTGTATCTTTGTAAATGTCAGCAGCATCACCAGCCGTATTCATTGAGTCGCCGAATACTTGTACTTCAGCAAAAGTCTTATTCAAAGATTTCTGAAGTTCTTTAAAAGCAGAAACCTCTCCTACCGTTGTCTGAACCTTTGTCCATATAGTTTCAAACTTACCTAACATATCTCCGGCTTCCTTTGCTTTTTCAGAAATCTCTACAAGTTTTTTAGAAACATCTCCTGACTTATCTGTTTCAGCTACTTTCTCAAACATTTCTTTTTGCTTAGTAAGCTTGTAGTAGCTATCTCGAAGTGTGTCAACAGCTGTCGAAACTTCCGATACAACAGACTCCTCCATATCCAGAGATGTGTTTGATAAACCTTTAGCTGAATATAGTTTTCGAATAGCTGAGTATTTTTTTAACTGGTCGATTGTCTGATTTATACTCTTACCTATTCGCATACTGTTAGCTTCTATGCTTACATCAAACATTTGAGATAAGAACTCACGCCCTTCTTTGCTCTTAATATCTACAGTTGATAAAACACTCTTCAATACATTTTCGAAACTTACTAAAGCATCCTCTGCCGCATAGTATGAGTCAACAATACCTGATGCCCCCATACCTGATAAAGCTGCTGACAGTTCAGTTATAGCTTTTATATCCGCATCGTATTTTTTACCAGCCGACAAAGCATCGCTTATTGCTTTTACTTTCTCTAACCCACTTATGTAAGTTGTTAGCATAGCAGACGATTCTTCCCAGTTACTACCCTGTAAGTTAGGATCTTCAAGTATTGATTGAACACGAGATAACTCAGTAGCAAACTCTGAGGACATCTTTTCATAGTTATTAAATAACTTAGAGTTCCCAATCTTTCTACCAACTTCTTCTAGCGTAGTTAATTTATCAGTCAACTGGTCTATACCTAACGACGAAGAGTCTTTAGCATACTGGGCTGTCATATCCGAAACTAATTTTGGATTAACATACTCGCTACCTGCCATACTTTGTTTTTTTGCAGTTGATATTACAGTCTTCCACTTATCCAAAGCGTCTGACCTTTGATCTATGGAACCGCCAGCAAACGAAGGACCAGATGAGAATTTCTTTGCATCTGTACCAACGTAGCTTATTCGTTGAGAAATCCTATCATGGTCTGCACTATCTATTTTACGATATGACTCGTACACAGCATCTAGAGCACCTTGCATTTCTCTTACGTTTTTAAGTTCAAACAGTTGACGAGCTTCTAATTTCAACTCAAATTTCAACTCAGGATTTTCACTAAACTTACCAATCTCGTCGTTTAAGTCTTTCACCCTGGAAGTAATGGCTGAAATCTTAGCACCAGTCTCATCAAACGCACCACCCATACCTTCGTATACTTTTCCAAGTGCACTTGCTTCGGATAATGACCTACCTAATGTTAATTTAGAACTTCTCTGTCTCATCTTTTCTAACTCAAAGTTTGACTTACCTAGTTCTTCACCTAATATTTGTGCGCTTTCTTCCATCCTTTTTATTTCTGAGGAGATATCTTCCTTCTTTTTAGGATCTGTCTCTCTTTGTAAATTACCTTGTTGAACAGACTTCATCTTCTCTAATAAAAGAATCCTTTCTTTTATTGTACTTACATACTTCTCGGCAGCATCTATACGACCCTTATCGTCATTGTAGTTTTGTATTCCACCACCTTTTATTGCGGAAGTAACAGTATTTATATTCGAAAATGCAGCACCTACATCCATAACTGACTGCTTCAAACTGTTTGCAACATCACCAACGATGTACATATTTTTCAGCATACTCGTTGTCATTGATTCAAACTTAACACTATTTTTGTCTATGGACATACCTAGCGATTCGAACTGCCCAATAATGAAATCTAAGTTTTTCTGAACTTTTTCTTTGTACTCTTTCATCTGTTCAGCATTACCGGCACTCTTTGATGCTTCATCAAATATCTTTGAGAACGTAGTAACTTCACTGTACTGCACGCCCAATTCAGCAAGTGTTTGTCCCAGCTGACGAATCTGGGTTAGTGCCTCTTTACCTGATGTAAAAGTGTTATCAAAAATATCTACTGCCAATGCTTTTTGAATAGAGTCTACTGATTTTTTAACAACTGATAAATCAATACTACCGAAAGCCTTAACGTACATACTTGTAAGCTCTTCCTGTAAATATTTACCGTAGTTCACTAGTTCAGGATCACCTGACTTTTTCATTACATCAATTGTCTCTTTTATGTTACCACCTGAACGACCAACAGCCGCAGAAAGTTTTGTAAAGTTCTCACCTACACCCTCCGCAGAAACTTTACCCATCCCCTGAAATGCAGTAGCCATCTCACGTACAGCTGTTTTAAACTCTTCTTTTTTCTTAGAAATTAGGTCAGTTATTTTAAGGTACTGCTCCATCGCCTTAGCTTGTTCTTCAATACTTTTTTGCTGAGCGTCAGACCCTGCTGCACCTAAAGCACCATCCGCATCGTCCCCCATTTCCTTCATACTTTTCGACATAGTTGCCATGGTCTCTGACATAACCTGTAAGTTTCTTGGATCAACACCTACAGCTTTAAATATCTCGAGGAATCCTTCAGCCTCTTTCGTACCACCCATTCCAGCCTTTTTCAGTCCTTCTTTTATAGCCTTTTGCATCCCTTCAGAGGATCTACCTCCAGACTTTTTAAACTCTTGCTCGATACTCGCTAATACTGTACCGAATGATTTTTTAGCTTTATCTCCACCTTGCTCCGATATCATCCCTTTATAAATAGCTTTCGCTGCGTCAACACCTATACCTCTGGCATTGTTGATGGCGATAACAGCACCCATGCTCTGTTGTGTCAATCCTAGCATTTCACCAAGAGAGTTCTGACGTGATATCATCGCTAAGTCTGCACCACTATTCATGATGGCATTAGCTTCTGTATTTATATTTTTTATCGATACTAATAATTTTGCAAAAGTTTTTTCATTGCTTGTAGCACGTACAACTGATGTATCTGTAGAGAACGAACCTACTGTTTCATTTGCGGATATTGATGTTAGTGCTTTCTTAAATACTCCCTTAGCTGAGGATGCATCTTTCTCCATCCCCTCAGCTAAAGACTTGATCTTCGCGACCTCTTCCTTAGCTTTCATTACATGAGTGTACCTTTCATGAATTTCTTTTGCTAGAGCTTCTCCACCCTTTTTATCGGATATCCCGTACTCAAATTTAACCTCTGCTTTTACAGATTCTATGTCTGTACCCTTACCCTCATCTACCATTTTACCAAAGTACTTACCCGCCTGTTTACCAGCGTTTTGTGTATTGTTTGCCTTTTTCAAACCGGCAGTTGCATCCTCTATATCTTTTCTGGATTGATTAACTAATGATTCATAATCAGCTGTAACTTTTGCAAGGTACTCTTTCATTCCTTCAACGCTAAATGCGTCTTCAATTGTCTTGTCAACAACTGATGAAACTTTAGAAGAACTAACACTTCCTGGCTTAATTGTTTCATTTATTTTTTTAAGAAGTTTACCAGGTAGGTCTGTGTTATTCTGAATGAAATCAGTAGCATACTCCATTAAATCAATACCATCTATCTCACCAGATATTTTTGATCCAACATCTTCTAATGACGCGCGTACTGAGTCTACGTAACCTTTTCCATAAACACCTAAGTCTTCAGTTGTCTTCCCTGTTGAAGCAACTGATGCAGTTTTAAACAACTTCTTCCCTGGCTCATCCAGTAACCCTTTCTCGCTACTATATGATAACTGGTCGACAACACTTTTCTTTCGAACAATAGCTACCTGCCCAGACTGCTCTTTAACAACACTGGACATCGCTGCATCTATCTTCACTGCAGCACCAAACAAGTCTCCATAATTTGCAACAATAGATCCTATATGTTTCGACATGTCCTCAAGATACCTATTGTAATCCGATAATTCAACATCACCAAAATTAAGAAACTCTTTTGATACGGAAGACATTTTTGAAAGTTTATTAACAGACTTGTCTATTGCTTTGTCTAATACTTCAAAAGTTTCTGTGAAAGCTTTTACTGATTTTTGAGCTATACCTAAAGTATCAGTGTACGACACACTAGGTCCTGCACCTATACTCTGAACTTGTTTAAGTTCACCTCCATCTCCCTTTGCAGCCGTATACGCTTCATTAACGCTTGAATACTGTTTAACCATTTCTTCACTAGCATATTTGTCAACCTTTTTCTGATCAAGCTTTCCGTCTGTGAGAAGACTCTCTTTTGGACTCAAGTCTATTACGCTTATTTTATTATCTGTGTTTAACAAGTAACTTTGAACTTCTTTATATTCACCGTTAGCCTGCTTCACACGCTTCGTAAATACAGCAAGTGTATTCTCTGTTATTTTTGCAGCCTTATCCGCATCCAACTTTACATTCTCTGCGATGCCAGCATACATTCCATTTAAGTCTGTCGATACGGATACTGAACCACTTGCAAGAGACTCTGCCAGTTGGTTAGCTCTTTCCCTTAGAGCTTTGTCTGCACCTGGTGCCTTGATTACACTCTCGGCCAGTCTACTAGATAGTGCTGTCATCTCGCTTACCGGTTGAGAAACATCAGCATTTCTAATGTAGTTAGCAAGGTCTCCGCCAACCATTTTAGAAATCATTACTTTCAAACCTTTCTCGTAATCTGTTCCAAATGCCTCGAGCTGTCTTGTCATATTTATTGTAAACGCTCCGGCAGTATCAGACTTCTCAAGAATAGTACTAAGTAAGTTTACGACTTGGCCAGAACCCCTCTCACCTGCTTTTGTAAACAAACTATCCATTTGCTCAATCGCATCGTTTATATACGCCTGTGAGCTTACGTATTCTTCCGTAGCTTTCTTTACTTCTTTTGATTTTTTACTAATTAACTTTTCATTACCTGATTCTTTAGCAACTGATAAAGCAGCTTCTGCTTGTGATTTATTAGTAGTTGCTTTTTGTAAATCCTCAATTCGAGATGTACCTAAACTCGCACCAAACAATGACGAGATACCCTCGTACCACTTACCAGAACCTTTTCTATTCATAGCAGTGAAAACATCGTCGATAGCATTCGCAAGAGATATAATATAATCAACCTCACGTGCTTCTTCAATATCACGTAATGTTTTTGCAAAAACATCTAAACTACTCGCAGATTTTAAAACTGCGACACCATATGTTGTATACCCGGCAACTACACCTGGCATTATACCAGCTAGATCCTTTCTTAGTTTTAGTTCACGGTCCAATGCCTTTTCGTTCAGATTTGAAGCGTTAGAAACTTTCGAAGCAGCAGAGACATAAGCTTCTAGTGCACCCTGATTTTCTGAAAGACTGTATCTATCCTTTTCAATGTCTTTTCGTCTACCGGCCATAGCCTTCGAACCTTTCACGTCGGTGTTTGCTTTAATCGCACCGGCTCCAACACCAATACCAGCAATAGCGGCTGCCACGGCTGCTGCAATAGCTACAGGAGGTATAGCCAGTGTACCTGCAGCTGCTGCACCTCCACCACCCGCTGCACCACCCGCGAATAAACCTCGTAGCCCTGCGAATAAACCACCCTTTACTGCAATGTCTCTACCTGTATCTTTCACTACATCCTTAGTCTTTTTAGATAAAGTTTCTTTTGTAGCTTTTGCTGCGGCCTCCCTGGCAAGTACATCTGTAGCCGCGTCACCAAGCTGTGAGGTTTTCTTAGATATTTTACCTTTACCAGTTGACATACTCTCTCTTATTTTCATAAGAGCTATTTCTTGTTGTAACAAAGAATTAACCGCTGCTCTCTCACCTACTTCGCTTTTAACAGAAAGATTTAAACCTTCTTGTAAAACTTTAGTTTGACCAAGGGCTACAGCCTCTTTGTCTATACCTGCAACACTTACATTTTTCAATGCAGCAAACTCTGCAGCAAGCTTTTTCGAATCTATAGTGTTCTTCTTCAGTAGGCCACCGATCAAGGAGAAAGCATCCAACTGTCCACCTGTTAAAAGCTTTAATGCTGTTGCAGCAACAGCTGTTGTTGTAACTACTGTACCAAGCCCAACAACTACAGTCCGTACTCCACCAGGTAATTCATTTACTGTACTTAGGATACCTCGAATAGCTTTAGCACCACCATCTAACACCGGAAGAGTGAGTTGACCGCTAACCTGAACAACTTCACCCCATGTATTCTTCAGCGACTCTAATGTTCGTTTTGTACTTTCCATCGCAATCTGATTTTCAGCCATTGCGGAACCGTTTGAGTATAATGAATCTGTTGTTGCCTTTGTAACAATATCCCAGTTTTCGAACATCGCTGTTACAAATGAACCGTATCGTACTTGACCTAACGATAAAGCTATCTGCTGTTTCTGAGCGTCTGTTATATTATTCCAGCTACCTGCCAAATCGTTAAAAACATCCTGTGCATCTCTGTACTCTTGTGCTGTCTTACGTATGGATATACCTACTGAGTTCAATGACTCCTCTGCTTTATCCGTACGCATATTTGTAAGCATCTGTTTCATTACACGACCAATTGTAGAACCACCCTTACGTGTAACTTCTTGCATAGCAGCAACCATACCATTCAACCGATTAAACTCTAAACCGGATATCTTTGCTAAAGCACCAACTTGCTTAACTGCTTCACCTAAATCTTTTGCAGTAACCGCGTTCTTATTAGCAACATTATTCCAAGAATCAAGAATTGCCATAGACTCTTTTAAACTAAAACTGTACTGTCGTGTTGCCGCAGTAAGGTTATCCATCGCCTCTACTTGTGTCATGTCAGTTACGTTTGCAGCAACAGCTGTTGTCTTTGTTAGCGATGTCACCTCTGCTTGACCAAGACCCTGCCTAGAAAACTCTATTGCAGTGCCCATAACATCATCTATCGGACGAGCCATTTCCTGAGCAATACCGTATAGATCATTTTTAATTTTACCAAAGTCAGTGGATGCTTCGCTCATTACCTGTCGTAGTGTATTTACCTGCTCTTCAACAGAAAGCATTGCACCTACTGCCTGACGAGCCTGCGCTTGAATACCATAGAATAAGTATGAACCAGCACCAAATTTAGCAATCCTACCCATAACAGTTTCGAGCTGTTTAGCTAAACCACCACGGAGTGCATTAGTACTCTCCTCAATAGATGTAGTGACCCTACCTTGAGAATCAATAACCATTTTTAATAATCCAATCTCTCTACCACGTATGTCTAGAATTTTTTCTGTCTGGATTATTTCCTTACTTAGAACATCAAACCCCTGACCTTTAAGATCAATAGCAACAGCAGCAGTTGTCTTTGCTCTTTTGTTAAAGTCTTGCATTTGCTCTTTTACACGACTTGTTTCTATTTCACGTATTCGTGTCGGATCACCCGAGTTTATAGCAGAGTCATACTCAAATGCATTTTTAGAACTAGCTATACTAGCTTTAAGTCCATCATACTTTGCAAAAGCATTAAATGCCTGGGACTGTTGCTCTGGTGTCTTAGCAACCTTACCCATTGCTGTAAGTGATGTAACATATTCTTTTTGAACCATTGCAAGTTCTTTAAGTGACTGAAGTCTCTCCTCTAAAGGAACATTCGCGTCACGAGTTGTCTTAGCTATTTGAGATACGGAGGATGCATGTTTACCTACCTCAGCAAAAAGCTGTTCGAATGTACGTAGCCCTTTAGGAGTTGCATCCATTCCGGATATTTTAATAAGCATCTTTTCGAGTTTCTCTAACTCAAGCTCTGCACTTTTTATTGCTGCCACACCAAATGTTTTGTCTGCACCCTGTATGTTTCTTAGTTTATCTAACTCTTCCCTGTACTCGGAGATACCGCGTTTAACTGATGAGATAGCCTCTTTTTTTGATTTATCTGTTGTAGCACTTTCAACAGCTATTCCAATAATCTTTTTGTTAGTAGCGGCCAGGTACGATAACTCTCTAGCGTATAGTCTTACTTCGGATGCTTGATCTTTCCACAAAGAGTTTTTCTTTGTTGTAGCCATATTCTGTAATGACTCTTTTGCTTTATCGCTTGATTCTATTAGTTCCTTTAGAGAACGTTCAATGTCTTTTATTTTTAACTCTGTACCCATGTCAAGCGCACCGTCACCGGCTATCTTTTGCTTTAAGGCTTGTATCGTTTCTAGCCTACCCTTCAGTGTTGTACCTGCTTCAGCACCTTCTTTCGGTTCTAAATAATTTGATAAAGCACTACTACTGGATGACCTTTCTATAATATTTTTAGAAGAATCATTTGCACGTCTCGCTTCTCTTTTTAAATATTTTGAAAGTTTATCTGCGTCACCTATTTCTGACAGTAAAGACTCATAGCTCTCACCTGTAACTTTCTTCCCAGGTGTTTTAACACCTGATGCTGTCTCAGCAGCTGCCGCATTTAATGTTGGAACACCGGAACTTGCTTTTGATAGTCTTGTTTTTATATCACAAACATCCTGGTCTATTTGCTCAAGTGTGCGTTTAAGCATAGAACCACTTTCTGTTATTGCTTTAACAAGCTTATCACAGCACTCCCCAAAGCCTTTAGCTTCTTCTGAACCAGTTGCATACTTTTTATCTTCAGTTGCCTGGTTAATAACTTTAGCTTTTTCTGACTCCATTGCTGCACTTTTCTCAAGTAACTCGTCATCAGATATACTTCTACCTTTAAATGAAGACATCTTAGAATATGCTGTTTTAGCGTCAAACGTATCCCCGAACTCCAAGCCTTTGGAAGCCAAAAACTCATCCAAGAATTTACCTTTTACAGATGAGTCACCGTTTTTAGATGAAGCTACTTCAGCTTCAAATCTACTTTTCACTTCGGGTTTATTCATATGTTCTTGGAAACCAAGGTCCTTTACAATCGACATTGAAGTTCCTGCAAGCTGAACCTCTCTTTCTGCTTCAGCTATAGGCTTATCTACTTTAACAATTGTAGCTACACGATTTACTAACTCCCTTAAACTTGTTAAAAACGTATTGTCTGCAGCACTCATCGTACCTTTTGAGGAAGCTTCTCTAATCGCTGTCATACGTGATTCTAACTGTGCAGATAATTCTAGTTCTGTCCCTTTATTATTCTCACCAAGAAGACCTTCCGTATTTAAGCCCTTTACAAACTCCTTACGAGGTATGTGTACAATATCTGTATCTATACCTGTTATCTTCCCTAAAGATTTACCCCAGTCTGACTCGGGTATGCTTCTCTGGTATAATGCCTGTTGTGTAGCAGACTTCTCCGCAACTTCTGTTGGTGAAAGTGTTGATGTTTTGTAATCTCTTACCTTTACTCTGTAGCCATCTCCGTCCTTAACAGCTCGTGCCTCATCCACAGTACCTAGAGAAGCACCATCACTACTTCTATCCAGTTTTTGCTCTACCGCAACGTACCCAGCTTCTATCTCTTTAGCAAAGTCTATATGAGAAAGATTTTCCAACGATTTGTGCACATTCTTACCTATCGCAGCAGACTCTGATTCCTTACCTGAAAAGTCACGTCCCATCACAGCACCAAACAATGATGATTTTCCGAACATACCCCGCGTAGCTATACTCTGCACACCAGAAGGAGTGAGACCGCTATCCTTAGTTCCGTACCCTTGAGTTGCTACCATATTTCTGATGCCTTCTGCATAAGCATCTTCCATATTAGCACCGGATACTGTTCCCTGAGATACAACGTCTGTATCATAAATTTTCGTTGCGAGTTTTGAGTCTACAAGATTTCTACCTGTTTCTGGATCACCGTACACAATTGACTTCTGCGCAAGTTCGCTCCCATTTACGTAGTTACCAACTTCTTTTGCTGTGTTTTTAAACCTGTACTTCAGAGCTGCCGCTACACTAAATTTATCTGGATCTATTTTTGTCCCAGGAGCAGTTTTACCGGATTCAATATTACTTTGAAGCATCTGCTCTTCTTGCTTCTTTAAAACTTCACGTGTCCATTGAATCTCACGGTGTATACTCGCTTCAATTGCTTCTCGTGTTTTTACGTCTACAGTTTCACCAAAAGATTCTATACTTGAAACAAGTTTATCCCTTAATCTTTTTACCAAAGCATCGACACGCTCTTGGCCACCACTTGTGTTTGTATCTAAATCAGAAGGTTTGATATCACCAAACACCAATTTAGAAGAAAATGCTTCCAGGTTTCTATCTAAACCTTGCTCTTTACTTGCAGTGATACCAGCCATTATTTTCTGAATTTCTTCAGGCCTGTTATCCCCGATTAGCATACTACCAGATACTCTAGCCAAAACACTCTTATCGCTGGATAAATGAGACCTATCACCTTTCTCAGTTTTAGCTGTTATTTCAGACTCTGTGATATCCTGAATTTTACTATTTACTTGAGATAAACCAGACTTAGCCTGGTTACGTGTTCTCTCATCAAAACCAGTTGATACAACCCTACCTTGACTTGTTTTAGTATAAAGTTTTGCTGTATCAAGATTACCGCCACGGAACACATCTTTCGCTTTGGTTAAGTCTGTCAGCAATAATAACTGTGACTCATCCGCCTTATCTATCGCAAGAGACAGTGCACTTCTCGCATCGAGGAAGGACATACCTTTTTCATTTATTTCCGTGAGAACACTTACCGCATTGCCTTTTAATGTGTCCAATGCACTTTTGTTTTTCTTTGGCTTACTGTTCTGACCGATCTGTGATGCTGTTTCTATTTTAGACATTGCTGAGTAGGCACGCTTAGAATAAGCAGCCGACTCGTCATAATTTGCAGCTGCCTGGTCTATCCCTATAACTATCCCCTCCAGGTCTTTTGAGACACGTGCAGATAATTTATCAATCATAGAAACTAAATCGAATCTCTCTGCAGCTGGTGCACTTTTTAATTGACCAATTGCAACTTTTAATTTTGCAAGGTTGTCTACTGCTTTAGTTCGCTTTGATAAAATAGTGGAAGCTGTTCCTGGACGTACACCAGATTCTACTTTTGCTAAGTTTGCTACGTTATCCAATACTGCAACATTACTATCAATGTCTGAAATTATTGCTGCCAGTTCTTTATCAGGACCTTCTTTACTTGAGAATGCCGACACAACCCTGTCGCCTATATTCTTAAGAATAGACTCGTCTATTGCTGCTACCTTGTCTGCAACCTCTGTAAAGTCCCGAGTGGAAGCGGAGTTCCCTTTTAGTTGAGCATCTGATTGTACCCTTACCATTAGTGTTCTAATAAACTCTTGATACTTCGGACTATTCTGTCTACTAGCACCTTTTACTTTTTTCAGTCTTTCATCCACAGAACCTTTCTCTGGACTAGACAAACCCTTGTAGTCTTTACCATACATTATTTTTGATAAATCTTCCGGAAGTCTTTCTAATTCTGCTACTGTAAAACCTTCGTACGCTGCTTTATTCTCCGGTGACTCTAGGCTAGTACGCTCTTTCTCTGTAAGATCGTTATAATCCTTTCCCAAAATCTGTTTAGCTTTGAACTTTTTAAGCTCATCAAAGAACTCTTGCGTAGGCGAGTATATACCTCTCTCACTTCCAAGAAATTCAGAGTCCTTATACTCCATCTTCCCGGACGTACCCTTAACCTCAACTTTTTTCTGGAAGTATACTGCCATCTGGTCTGACAGTCTTCTAATAGCATCTGCTTCGCTTTTAGATACCTCTAGCTTCCTTCCATTTTTAACTAAGTCTCCTGACTCATCAAACTCACCTATTGATGTCCCCATACTCTTAAACGCTTTTACAGTTTCTTCGATTGAGGTTGGCTGAACTGTAAGAGGCTCTGAACGTAAGTTTCCTTCCTTATCCATCCTATGTTTGTACTTCAGTTTGTCAATTGACACACCTTTGAATACATCCAGCATGTTATTTATAGTTCTCTCGTAGTCGTTGTCCTTCGCAGATCTGTCACGCGACCCCTCACTCGCATGGAAACCACCTATAGATTTTAGTTCATCTAACTGTGGGTCAGATGACTTCATGCTACCAGGCTCTCCTGTCTCATTTCGTATCTCATCACTACTCATACCCGATTTTGTGATGTAAGTTGTTTTATCAGGGTCTTCTTTTGTTCGTTGCACTAACTCTAAGTCTTTTGTTACACTTATAATGTACTTCTTTATACGAGCTAAAGCTTCTTGCTCTCTCTTCTTTAAATCAAAGGCCGGCATTTTACCACCTTCAACTTTGGATACATCAGAGTACGCTTTTGCAGGCATAGTTACGTACTCGTTCCATATTGCATCTATCGATTGCTGTACATCCGCTGAGGATAGCTGCCCTTGATCTATAGCCGCGTTTAATCTTTGCTCAGGTGTGAGCTTCTCGGCAATACCTCTCAGTCTATCCTCGCTGAAAGCATTTATTAAAGCACCATCTACACTCTGCTTAGTTTCATCCCACTTACGAGATACTGATGTAGAAGAATCCTTCCCACGTGAACCTGAAACTCCAACTACTTTTTTTACAAATTCCCCTATATTTTTCTCAACTACTGAAACAGCTTCTTTCGCGGAGCTTATCTCTTTAACAGGCGCATTAGAACTCTTTAGTTGATCTAACTTCACAGTTGCTGCGTCTAAAGATTCTTTTAAGGATTTGGCCTCGGATATCCTTTCAGTCAGTAGAGATTCTTCCTTACCCGTTGTACCTGACGTGCTACTTCCTTTTAAGTTATCCAGTCTTCTACTGAAAGCTATGTAAAGATTAGAAAACCTTTCATACACGTCTTTCGAACCTTGATATGGAGATTGTTCCCGTACTTGAACCTGGTCTTGCTGGTCAGGTAACTCCCGCGTATGTGTACCGTATAACCCTGTATTTGTTAGTAAACTCTCAATCTGACTTAAGGAGCCTTCCTTAACTGGCTCATATGAACCCACTGTACCTCTAGACCTATTCCTAAGATATGCGTCTAGTACGTCAGAAAACTCTGATAAACGAACTAGCAGACTACTAACCGACTTAAAGTTTTTATCTTTTAAATCTCCTGTCGATACATCTATCTTTTTATCTGATAAATGCTGTTTCATACCCTCTATCTCTGCTGTAACATCCTGTATAAATTCTTGCGTGTCTGCAAAATACTCAGGATTTTCAGTGCCCTTATCACTTATCTCTTTAGACATCCCTTTCAGCTTAGCTAGTATCTTTAACGCAGCGTTATCAACACCCCCTTTTCTCTTAAAGTCTACTACACCATTTTTTGAACCTTTAGCTTCCTTCGCATAATCCTGGTACAACTCTTTGTACGGGTTTCCTTGCTGCATTTTTAGCAAAGATTCTGTCTCACCTTTATGTGCAGACTCCTCTGTTTGATACCTATTGAACAAGTCAAGCGTAGGGTCTACTCTAACATCCTTAGATGACTCCACTAATACTTTTGCATAATTTGATTCTGTCTCAGGAGTTTTATTTGACGATATCATTCCACGTGCTATCTTATCCGAAAATACTTTTGATAGAGTTTCTCCGAATATAGCATTCTTATTTTTTCGTGGATCCATTTGTACTGTACTTAAACCCTCTTTTACAGTTGACTGTATGTGGCTCACAGACTCTGTAAATATTTTACCAATTTCTGCAGTTTTATCTATTACAAATTTTGTAGCTGTGTCCACACCTTTAAACATAGTCTTCTCTACATTACCAACTGCCGAAGAAATATCTGCTTTATTAAAAGTGATATGAGTAGTAACTGTACCCAAAGCATCAACCATCTCAGCTATATGTACTTGTACTTTTTCACTTAACCCTTTAGATATTTCAGAAAGTTTACCCTCTATTACTGCTTTGTTTGAAGAAACGGAACCCTGCATAGCAAATGGTATACCCTCAGATGCAACAGATGCTTTCGACTCTATGTCTTTTCTTTTCTCTGTCGCCTTAGCTACAACCTTCTCCTGTGCATTTATCTTTGCAGACAGCTGAGGCATCTTCTCTGGTGTTAGTGGATTTGAAGGATTTACTTGAGCAGACTTTTCGATACGACTCTGCATTTCTTTTTTTAGCTTTTCTAAGTTATCTTTTGCAGACTTTTCATATTCCTGGTACGATGAAGTGTCACGTTGTTTATCACTTACAATATTCTCAATGTATGCGGGTGTTGCTTTAGTGAAATTATTAAAAGACTTTGATAACGATAAATCAGGGGACTTGTACATAGCAGAAGTATCCAACGCTTTTTTTACGTCTAACTCTAGCTCTGATATTGCTTTATTTATTTTGTCAATTCGAGTAAAGTACACTTTTCGAACTTTGTCAGTAAGATTATCCGATTTTAGAAGTTCTTGTTTTTCAAACTTCTCTTTTGTTAATTCTGTTTTTTTAGAATAGGCTTCCTCTATTGTTTTCTGTGTCATTGAATGACCAGCACCTTGATTCTGCATTTCACGGTAATTATTTAGCTGAGCATCTCTTAACGAGAATGTCTGTTTTACAGCTTCTCTTCCTCTGGATGTGTCCCCTGCGTATCTGTCGAAATCAGCAGGTTTTCTATTTGATTGTTTTTCTTTTTTTAAAGATTCTAAACCCGCGACACCAGCGTCGGTGTTTAGCGCACCTTTAGATTTTAAAAAATCTGCGTACTTGCCTAACGCTTCATCCACCTGACTACCAAGCTTGCTATACTCGGGTGCACCGATGCTTGAAAGTTTTGTAAAAGATTCTGCTATAACTCTTTGCAGTCTTTCTCCGTTTACACCAGTTACAGCAATCAACTGAACAAGTAGAGATTGTAATTGATTTAAGTCTGACATCGGTTTAGCAACCGTATCTTTATGAATTTCTTCAGTTCCGGAAGCTACGGACTGACCTTGACGATAAAACCCTGCTGATTTTAATTCTTCCCTTACAACCTCTCCAACATGCTTATCGCTGCTTCCAGCTTTAGAAAGTATTGTACCTATTTTTTCAATCGGCTTTAATCTGTCTTCAAGTGACTTAACTACTTTTTCGAACTGTTGAATTGAACGAGCTGTAATTTTCCCATCTTCTGAAGTTTTAACGGCTGATTGAGTTTGCTCTACTAATTTAATTAGAGCGTCCACTTTTTTGGAATCTTCACTGCCAGGTTTAACTTCCATGTTGGAAGCCATTGACTTTATTTTTTCAAATACGGATGAATCCGGTGAAAGTTTTCCACCACCGTCTTGAAGCTGATTCTCCAGCTTAGCTAGAAGGTGCTCCATCTTTGCTGAATTTTGATACTTCCCTTTCTTAGAAACATCTCCAAGAAATTTACGCATTTCCTCGAAAACTTTCCGATTCTCTGCTGTGAACTTCTCAAGAGAATCTCCGTCGCGATCTTTATCTTTACTTGCTAGTTTATCAAGAACTTCTTTTGTTCCAACTAACACTTCTTCGAGCAACACTAAAGGGCCAAAATTCATATCCATGGTGTACACCTTTCTCTATCTTTTTCTCGGTCCAATTCCCCTATCGCCTGCTTCACTCATTGGATTACCAGATGAACGTTCTGCTTTAGCAACAGCTTCCTTATGCTTTGCGAGGTAAGGCGAACCCTCCGAGAAGAGTATCTCTTTTTCCTCACCGAAAACAAACAGGTCCTGCATTCCAGAACCCTTATTACCGGCAGCATTCTTATTCCTTTCCATTTCCTTTTCTTTGGACTTTTTCTCTACCCATTCGTCCAATTTAGTGTCATCGTTAAGAAGCCAGTCAGGAGCCTGATACGCTTCTGTAACATCGTCATAATACATTAACCAAGAAACAAGATGTGTCTGAGGCCTTGTCCAACCGGCTGTTGGCCCTGTGAACATCTGGCTACCACCACTCATCGGAATACCGAAAAATGGTGCACCTGTTTTCTTTGATGCTCTCCATTTTATCCTGACTTCCGACTCTCTTGCAATAGCACGAAGGGTACCTTGATCAAAACTACGAATGAATGAAATAAGATGGCTGATCACCAGTCCACGGAGCATATCGTCTCTTTCGTTGACGTATTCCTCTGGTGTTTTCCATATGCATGGAACGCAGAACTTTGCGTAAAAAGATACTTCGGCCTGTTCAGCTAAATACTCCGCAGTGAGCTGGTAGAATGAATCCCTCTTGTAAGATATCTCGTAGTACCGGGTATCAAAGTCTCTTAGCTCTTCTTTTTTCTTCTCAATTATCGAAGAATGTGCGAAGCTTAGCTTTTTAAGCTGTGCTCTGATGACTGTCCGTTGTGCATCAATTTCCTTGAGCTCAGCCTTTTCACGTTCGCTGAAGACCTCTAATCTAGCAATAACATCTGCCTCGAGCTCTTCTCGCGTACGTACTTTGTCTTCCTTTGCCTCTCTCATAGTTTCAAAGTAAATACGCCTACCCTCCATCTGCATATTCTGCGAAGGGTAATTCATATAACCTTGAAACTCTCTACCGGAACCGTTCCTAACCTTTAGGTATCTTCTACCACTCGCTATCTCAAAGAAGTAAAGCTGAGCTTCCTCCGATGTTAAGCGAGTAGACATTATTCCTTAGACTCTTCAGCCTTGTCTTCCTTTTGAGTTTCCCAGGATTCTTTCTGTCTCTCCGGTAATTTTTCAAGGAAGTCCGGGTCAAGCCCGTACTGAAGTGTGACGAAATGGAACTCTGCGGCTCTTCGCAAGCTGGAGTATTCATCTTTTCGGTACTTGTCGTACCTTTCTTTCATTGCTTTTTTCAGGTCGGTGTGTGTGGAATCAATCAAGGCCTTACCGTCTTCCATTATAATGTTCGCTGTTAGGTAAGAATCCCTTGCGTCCTCGGCAATGGTATCAGCGCAGTTCGCAAGATAGTCACGAATAACTGTTCGCTTTGCAGTAACCTCTGCACGAATAATTGACATTTTTGACTTCAACTCATGTACGAGCGATTTGTCTTCTTTCTTTCGAGCTTCTTCAAGCTCATCAATTAAATCGTTAATTTCTATAAACTTCTCTGAAGCAACACGCTCCATCTCAGTTAAGTTTACACCGCTTTCTTCAAGTCGATTTTTAAGAGCTGTTTTTGGCATAATGTTTTCTGACAAAGCTTCATTGTACACCTTTGTGTACTCATACTTTGCCCGGTCCATTTCCTCTGCCGTAGGTTTACGAATGTAAAGTTTTCTTTCCTTACCCGCGTCATCTGTCCAATCAAATTCTCTGATTTTTGTTTCCATGTCCTTATTCCTTTTTCCTGTTTAGTTTGAGCCTATAGGCTTTGTTATTATATCATTAACCACAACTTTTGGGGTTATTACGTACCGGTTAAATTCGTCTCTCATTGAACGAAGTTTATCGTTATTTTCTCTGAGATAGGATTTCCTGAATCTCTGAAAAACAGATTGATACGTGTTTGGGATTACGATAGCTAGAGTGTCTTCAACCTGTGTTAGTGTTTTAGACCAGCCATCCTTTAGGGATTTTTCAACATCTGACCATAACAGTGTTGCGCCATCAGGCTTACTGTTCAGTTCTTTATTATTATTTTGAGGAGCCATACCTTTTCCTTTCGTGTAGGAGCAGCCACACGTATGTGGCCACTCCCCATTTTTTTAGATGTCAGTTACATCAGTAGAGAGAACTCCACCGAATTTGAATGCTTGCCATCCGTGAGTTCCCGCAGGGACCTCTTCAGGATCAGCAACTGAACCCGCATTTATTTTATTGGTACCAAGGCAAAGTGTATTACCACCACCAATACCAACAGTAACGTTGTCTGTTCGGAAATCAAAAGTTTGAGTTCCGTTAGAACCAACTGCGAGCGACTGGTTTTCACCGGTCGGGATAAGCTTTTTAGCAACAACAACCTTCATAGGAGCAAGGTCATGTGAGTAAAAAGTTTTACCATCAACTGTAACAGAATAATCTGTCTGTGCACCGTTGTATGCTTTAAGACCTGAGTTCTCTTCGTCATACGAAGTATCAGCTTCGTTGAATCCAAGAATAGCGTTAGGCCCATGAGCACTCTTCAATGCTGAAGCGATCTTTTTACGATCAACGTCGGTGTATCTGAACAACTTAATAATAAGGTTCTGATCTTTGACGAGGTCATCAATAGATACTTCTGAAATTGATGCATAGTTAGAAACATCTTTACCGCAAAGCTGAGCAAACATTCTAAGGTCCGCATCTGTACTTTCGCAAGAAACAGTTACAGGAATTGGGAATGTAAGAGGCCGAGCATATGGTCTGAAATGTCCAAGTTCTTGAAGTTGTTCACGTGACAAAGTCACAGAAACATTCGCGGACTGAAGTCTCCAGAAAATTGCATCGGTTGCAATGTTAACTTTACTTGTACCAGCAATGGTTTTTGACATGTACACTTGAATCTGACCAAGTCTCATTCCTGAAACTTCGTTATGATTAGGTGTAAAATAAGCACCACCTTGTTTCGCTGCGTAGCGAATCGCCAGTGTCTTACCTGTGAATGCCGCAGAGTCAGCTGCTGAAATCCGAAGGAATTCTGCTCGACCTTTTGTAGGCGATTCTGTGTAAGCAGCTACGTTTTTAACAATCAGGTATGTACCTGCTGCTGCGGCTGTTACTGATGCTGCTGCTACTGCTCCACCGAAAGTGAGTTCTTTTAGTACAGTGAAACCATCTGCATCAAGAATCTTAACAACTCGTTGTTGGTTGTCATTTTCCTCGAGCGCGTAGTCACCGCTATTAAGCTCAACAGGTTGAGTATTCGCGTTAAGTGCTCTTCCTGAAGAAAGGATAAAGTAACCCTTGTCATCAGTATTGAACTCATCACCAGGTGTTGCTACTGTGTCAAGCTCAAACGAAAAATCTGTCAAGTTTGCAGGCGTACTGTTTTGACCGATCATTGCTTTAGCTGAAACAATTGAAGCACCTACAGAAGAGAACCATGCTTTGTTATCCGACTCAAGAGCGTACTCTTCCGTTGCGATTGCACCGGTGTTGTAGTTCATATTCATCGAGTTTACAAACGCATTGTTGATGTATACTGTTCTGAAGATATCGAGATCTCCCTGAACTACATCAGCATTGGTTTTACCGTAGTCTTCACCTTTGATGATTGGGGCATAAATATCAACGGACGCATTTTCAAAGTCAGCCGCACGAACAAATCTTGTTGTTTTGGGATTTTTCCCAGCAAGAAGTGCAGGTATGGTGAGTGAACCATGGTCATTGACGTTAAGCGTAATTGCCACAGACGGGACATTATCCACGACTTCGACAACCTCGAGGTTACCAAGTTCGTTTACGTCTTCGCTATTGAGTGTGGCTTGAGCTCCGAAAGTTTGTACCCGAAGAAGCTGTGTGTCATTTAAAAACACCGCCTCGCCAGGATATATGTTTCTGATTTCTGTGCTCATATTATCCTCCGATTGGATTTATTTAGTTTTTGCTTGCTTTAATGTTCATCCTGCTCGAAGAACCATTTACCTTTTTCCCACCGAATAACGAATCAACAGAAATCGCTTCCGTTGATTGGGTTTTCTTTGATTCAAGTAGTCTACCGCCGCACTTTGTACAAAAGGGGAATCCTATAGAACCCCGGCTGGCATTATTGCCGCATTTTGTGCACTCATAAACTGCATTACTCAAATTAAACTCCTTACGTTACACAAAACAGTACTATAGTTCCTCTGCTCATGCGTTGGATTTTCAACCCTCTTCTTCCTTGAACGAATGTCGTCAAACCACAAGTGACCATCACCTATAGCCTGTGCGACAAACACAGGGTTTACATCTCCATTGCCTAACATCGGTAGACTGTTTCTGTAGTCAACTATCGGTTTAGAATACTCGAGACGCTGCTCAAGCATCCCCGAGATATTATCTCTCTGTGTGCTGTTAATCGCTTGGATATGCAACACTACTGACCGAATCCTCTCCCTTCCACCACCTAATTCTAGTGGGGTCGAAAGACTGTCTGCGAATTCAACCGCTACTCTTGGGAGAGATTCTTGTTCTTCTACGCTACTATCTAACCTTGACGGATAACCTTCTTCGACAGCTACTGTCGAATACTTAAACGATGCCGTCACATCGTCAATCTCATCTACCTCATACGTTTCATCAAAAAGTACTATACCCCTTCTGAAATCAACCGTATAATTATCGCGGGAAACTATAGCCCCGTTATGCTTTACAATAGGCTCAAAACCGATACCCCAGAAAATCCAATTACGAATCCCGGACACGTACGCGTACCTATTGTGAAACTCTACTCTCTTTTTTGAGAGCATTAAATCTGTTACACTTGCACGATAGTGTACCCCGTCTGGATACTCACCGCAAAGCATATTTTGTAAAACATGATAATAAACATTGTACTCAATTAGCTGCTGATTCGATATCATTTGTAAGGTATTCCTCCAGCAACTCACGAGTAATAACGTGGGGCCTCATGCTTATTCTCTCGCGCAGTGAATTATAAACTAATTTTAGAATTCTATCAAGCACCTGTTTATTAAATTCAAGATTCCCACGGTATTCCACTTTCAGTATATGCCCCGCACAGTATGCGTCTATTGCGTTTATACACTCACTTACAACGTACTCTGTAACCTTGGAATCCCCAACAGTTACAGTATTATTTCCGATTGCATCCCTGCACTCATCCAGTATGTTAGCCTTATGCCGAATAGCCGACATCTGTATACCTCTCATCACAGCTGACATTATCTCGCCCTCGCGTAGGCAGTGAACTTTATCAAGTCTTTTAAACCTTCCTTTTTCGGACGGCCAATTAACTCAACTTCAACATCATCCACAAATATTTTCTTTGCAAGAGTCATTCTTTCATAATTTTTAATGTCAACATTGCTTAGCATATAGTCAGCCTCAAACGACTGACCAGCTACTGTTACTTGTCTGTCCTTTCCTTTTAACCAGATGGGTACAGCTTTTATTTTCTTTATTACTTCTTGAATCGTGTATTTCCCAACACCCTTACACACCGGGCAAATCCCTGTGAACTCAAACGGGCCAGGTATATTCGAAGGATATGGTGACTTTGGAAAGTATATCCCTGCTGAACACATACTCACGCTATCCCAAACACAGTTCGGGCATATCTCTTCACCACCTGGCAAATACAGTACTATCTTTCTGCCAAGTGATTCTCTTAGTGAGGTCATACCCGACTTGTACAGCTGCAGTGTGCTTTTATCTATAAGCTTTTGAGCCATTTATGTTGATGCCCCATCCACTGACCGCACTGAGTCCTGGCTGTAGCTATACTCACCGGTAATTATAAAATTTCTAAGTTGGATATTAAGTTCTATCTCATCCTTCTCGAGAGAAGCCAACTGTTGATTTAAGTTCTTTGTTGTATCTATTTTTGAGGAAACGTCGGAGATCATTACTGCGTTCCTAAGTGACTTTTTAACCTCACCCCGGAATATACCAAGAGCTGCAAACCCACAAATTATGTTTAAACGAGCGTCAGATATTTCTTCCTCGTACCTTGCGTAATCTTTGTTAAACGTGTAAGGCCATTTAGCTATCGGCATTAGTTTTAACGCAATTGCGTTGTGAAATTCTTCAAGCAGATAATCGTAGTTGTACCTTGGAGATTCTAAGTCAGCATCTCCAACCTGCATCCTTAACGCATTTAGGTATTTGTAATACAGTGGGTCGTAGGCATAGTTCTTGACTAGTATTCTATCCCCCTCCTCTATCTCAAACAAGTACTCAACGAACCCTTTCTTTGGAACTACCAAATAATCAGTTTCAGAAACCAGAGTGTAAGATTCACCAGCTCGAATACGAACTATCTCTAGTGAAGTATTTGTATCCCGTAATGGGTACTTTTCGAAATAGGAACGTGTCTCATCCCCCTCAGCTTTTCTTAAAAGAAACTCTGTTGGTACAAGCTCATACTCTGGTGCAAACATCACATCACCTCGCGTGATCTCTTTTTAAGTCTTACAAACTTAAATATGTCCCTGGACATCGATTCTACCGTTGACTCCATTGGAAATAATAAACCAAATGACTGGCCTATATTTCTAAGTGAACCAGCGTCCCGCTTCAGCAACTCTTCCTCTGTGTATACGTCAGCCGTATTCAGTTCTTTAATAAAAGTCGCTAAAGCTTTCTTTACATCTTTTGAAAAATAAGTTGACAAGTCTGACACTTTATTTAGGAAAACAGAATCTTTAGAATCGAATGCTCTTTTCAACCTTGCGATAACGTCTTTATCTTGAAGCGTAATCAATTCTTTTGCCTCGTTACCGTTTTCAGTAAGTCGGGCCAGCACTGCTTTGTTTTGCCATAAAGGGACTTTTTCTTTTACTGGTGGGTCCTTTTGAACCTTTTTAGATTCACCACCTGCCAACTTTGTCAGTTTATCTTTTTTATTTGTTGTTTTCATACCTTACCTTTCCTTTTTATAAAAGCCATTTAGTTAGCCCGGGAGTTACCCCGGGCTGTAAATTACGCTTTAAAGTCGTAACGTACCATTGACGGTAAGTCAACAATACCGAAACCACATTTTTTGCGTCCGACCCATCCATCTTCCCAAGTCATTGCTGCTTGAGTGTCTTGGACAGTTTCCCATCGTTTTTCAACAGGCATGTACCCGAAACGATTTCGGTCAAAACCGTACATCGCGTCATCGTCCACAAATTCAGGCTTGCTGACTTTATGAATTGCAATATTGAAACCGCTGAGAAGTTGGCTGAGACCTGCGTCACCCTTGCTGAAAATTTCCTGACGTGTTCCGTCTGGAAGTTGTTGAGTGTCGAGTTTTGCCCAGTCAATGAGTTGGTAATAGCGGCTTGGTGACAGATAAATATCTGTAACACGTCGGCTGTCATCAACTTGTTCGTCCATTCTGGTAAGAATAGTTTTAAGAACTTTCAAAGTAAACCCGTCTTCTGTTGCAAGCTTAGCTATTCGCATAGCATCACCGTGAATAGAAGCAGCTTGAATCAAGCTCCATCCGGCCGCGTTTTCTTTGTAAACAACGTCTTCAATCGCGTCGTTTTCAAGGTCTTCAACTATGTCGTAAGAACCTGAACGGTAGTAATCAACTGGCCATCGGCAACCGGCTTTTATATCAAAAGTCGGAAAGCTGACTTCATCGATTTCAGCTGTTCTTTGAGGAGCAGTACCTGCGCCGGAAGTGAACCAGGCAGATCTTACTCGTTTCGAACGAATAGGAAATTTCAGAGCTTGACCATCATCGGATGTTCTTTCTCTGAAAATATTGCGAATCAGCGATTGCTGAGCAATAAGAGGTGCGACTACGTCTGCACGTGATGCAGCGTAATCCCGGCGAAGTTCCATAGCGAGTGTGTCATTACCACCCATCGCTTTGAAAAGTTCACGCTTTTCTTCGGGAGTAATTGCTTCGCCTTTGTCAAGCTTTGCAAGAATCTGTTCTAAAGTGTTCATAATTGTATCCTCCAGTAAAATTTAATGTTAAATACCATTGAGGAAGAGTTTTACAACAACTTCATCTGGTGCTAACGTGGTACCATCAAACTTTTTCTGACCGGAAGTATTGGCAACAACAAACCCTACTGCTTTACCAGCTGGAGATGCTGCAACACCGTTAACACCGGGCACAGAAGGGATACCTTTCAGACCTGCATAGATACCAACTTTAGGCGCGTACGTTGCCGCAGAAGCCATGTTGAAACCAGTTGCAAGAATTTTCGACATAAAGATTCCGAGAAAGTCTCCTGTTACTACAGTAACATTCTGACCACGGAAAGCGGTGAGTTGGCCCGGTTTTTTGTAGTACGGGTCTTGACCTACTGCTGGGATCACTTTTTCCATTGTGATACCATAAACTTCAGTGTCATCGGCACTGCAAATTTCGAGGTCTCCGACAGCGTAAGTAACGCTTACGGAATTTTTTGTGCGTGTACCTGGTGTAGCAATTTTAACTAAAAGTCCCTCTGGAACTTCGTCTGCATCGCCATAACCGGCTGCTTTGTATTCGGTTGCGGGAATTCTCCACATAGATTCTTGTACAATATTACCTTGAATCGCTTCAAAGTTTTTCGAGTAACGCTGAATCTTACCGTTAAAATTAACGAAAGGTGAACCAATATTCATTTTTTTCCTCCTGGTCTTACTTTAATTTACTTAGAAAAGGCTTTCGTGAAAGCCCCTTTTCGATTTACATCAGTTGTACTTCCGCTGTTTTGCTGAGGCAACTGAGTGTTTGGTGCAGAAGGACGGTTCAGTACGCTTGCGGCATCCTTTGCAGGTGCGGCAGGTGTAACGTTCATGCAAGCTGCGTCAGCAAAAACGCCGAATTGATCGTTAGAGAATCCGGAGATTTTTGTAACAAGCTCGTCACGCTTCGCCTTATCTTCGGGAAGTTTAAAACCTTTCGTTTCGAGTGTAGAAATGCGTGATGCAACTTCTTTCTCTTTTCGGAAAGTTTCTAGTTCAGCTTTGTCAGCATCAGACATAGAAGATTTTTTAGATTCTTCAACGGCTGCTTCTGCGGCTTCACACTTCTCTTTCATTTTGGTGTTTTCTGCGTTTTTTGTTTCGATTTGTTTTTTCGCTTCGTCCAAGGCGGTGGCGGAAGTTGCAACATCGGTCTTGAGTTTTTCTACCTCTGCTTGAGCAGAAGCAAGGTCTGTTTTAACTTTTACAAGTTCAGAACCGGCTACATCAAGGTCTGTCTTTACTTTCGCGTAATCATTTTTCATCTGATCAAGTTTAACCTGGTCGAGGACTTCGGCTGCGATTGCCTTTGCACTGTCTTTAACAGGATCCATAATATCCTCCAATGTGATATGTTGAGTTTCCTTTCCTTGTCCCGGAGTATTTGAGTAGGAATCCATTCCAGCTTTATTTTCTCCGATTTCGATGGTATCTTTTTCTGTTCTACGAACATTTATTTTTGAGCAAGCCACATCCCGGTTCGCAACGTCGCTCAATACTGAACGAACGTTTGCCGGGTCTTCAACTATCGCACAACCACCAAACGTACCAGGCCCGGTATACATGCGATATACTTTCTTACCGTGATATGTCTTTCCAACATAGTCGATAAGGAAACGATTCTCTGGAGTTACGTCGATTGCTGTCGACTCATTCTCATCGAATAAAAACTTATAGGTATTGTAAAAAACTTCCATGGATACGAAGTAGTCATCCATAAATTGACTACCAGAAACACCATTCACTATTGACTCAACCAGCGATGGGTAAATGTATTTGAATAAAACGAACTTAACCCATACGTCTATTGGACCATCGTAACCTTTTATTGATGGACCTGTCTTTTCATCATAAATAACTGCATCCGAGGAGATCAAAGAAAACTTAGGCTCCTCCTCTTTGTTGTTCTGCTTACTAAGAGCAACATCATAAATCACACCGATAACGAATGAATCCATATGATAAAGATTCATTGGTTTTAGCATTGCAGTTTTGTAATTATTTAGCAAAAACTCACGAGTAAAATAATACCCGTTATGCATGAACCCACCTTGTTGGCAGAACAGAGCTTCACCATATGCAAGGTCAGCATTTCTATCCATACCGATGATAGATGCCAGAGCACTATTTTCTTTTTCAAAAAATGGAACACTCTTTACGGAAGCAGCAATGTCCAGGTACTTTAGCTGTACCATTGATGATTCAGGTTTAGTAAATTTATTCAGTAATGCTGCCATAGTAATTCCTCGAATTATGTATTATACTTCTTATTTCAAAAAAGATCAATCAAATGTCACGTTAAGCATTTCAGCCACATCTTGAGCCATCAGATCCATCCAAGCGGAAGCTGCTTGTTTCCGTTGTTGCTTCCTATCACCTATGGGTGTCCCGGAGCCTACAGGCCTTCCACTCATCCCATTCAATTCTTTTTTGTTTGTTTTAGTTTTGCCGCCCTCTTCGTCGTCGTCAACCTCTTCTTCTTCTTCCGTTTCACCTTTCTTAGATGAACCGCTTGTTTCGGCAGCTTTGTGATACGGGCTACCCAGCATAGGAAGCATACCTCTTTTTCTAAGGCTGTACTCTTTCTGAATTTGCTGCTGAATTGCTGACCAGTCTTCACCGATTTCTGAACACACCGACTCAGCCGATAGTATTCCTCTGTCAACCATCCCCTGGTAAATTTTATACAACGATACTTTGTCGTCAAGATTGATTGTTTTAAGATAAGGTGTTGGGCAAGAGTCGAAACCCATTATCTCTGCAACGAGTTCCATTTCACCTTTTAACCAGTTGGAAAAAGCGTCCTGACCATCTTTCATGTTCTCAATCAAACCACGTAAAGACATCCAGGAGTTACCGGCCATATCCTTAGTGTTACCCAGTATAATCTTTGTTATACCAAACCCCTCCAGGATATCTGCGTTAACAGAATCGTACTTCGAATCATTTAGGAAATCAGTTTTTACATCAATCCACTGGATGTCAATCGCATGGTTCCATACCAACTCTAGCAAGTCACCTTTGCTTTTCATAATCGACGCGATCATATTGATGTCTTCTGTTCTAGCCGGGAACTTGTCATTCCCCACCTTGATTAAAAGTATTTTTGAAATCACGGATTCAATAACTCTCTCATCCGCTTTTCGCATATTATCTTTTCTAACAAGGTGAGGTAGTATTGGCTGCAACAATACTTCTGGATCACAGTCGTAGTCTTGTTTCATTCGATAAACTACGCTGTAAAAGTCGCTCGTTAATTCTACTTCATTTTGATTCGATTTCAGTTGAGAATATAAAATCTCCGGCAATGGGAAAGCTCTATTTAATAAGTTGCTTCCCAGAGATTCAAGCTTGTGAAAAATTGTTTTTAGTTCTGTCGGAGGAACCCACTCTACTACTTCCATTCCGAAGTAAGGTGTTCCTTTTTTTTGAATCTGTAGCGGGTCTAGAGTAGTGTACCCTGATGGAAGCATCTTTTTTGTCCAACGTAACTTCTTTGCCGCTTCATCTTTAGTGTACCCCTCCCCAACGTATGCGGCTGTAGCTCTTATCCTTGCGTCAATATCTTCACGCACATTACTTGTTAGTATTGCTTCACCCAATATTTTCGTACTGCCAAATCCACTGGGGTTTTTAAAAAGTCTTTGACCTATCGTACCTTTAAAAGGAAGGCTTGACCTAACTGAGTGAACTACTGAGGAAAGATAGTAGTCCTTGAAAAACTTCTTTTGAAAATCATTTATACCGGAAAGTGAAATCCAATCTTTATAAAATTCAACATTCTTTTGCTCACCCATGAATGATACAGGTGTTGCAGAAAATTGAATCATAGTTTCAAATATTCTTCTAGCTAGAGAATCGCGGATGAAGAAGTCTCGTGACATTACAACAGATTTTTTATAATTACGATTTTTAAACCCGAAGGAATACTGTGCACCAGGGAGTGCACTCCTCGAGTAGGTAGTGGAGGCCTTGTCCCTATCTGGAACACCAAGTATAACTTCAAGTGTTCCGTTTGGTAAAATTTTTACTTCATTTTCTTCAGTATCGTTTTTCAAAGGATTCGTCCTTCCTGTATTTTATCACATTTTCCATAAGTAAGTCAATGATCACCTCAGAGCCGCTGTACCGGATATTCCGCGCTGTGAAAACCAGTTATTTAGTCTAGCGGCACCCTCCAACTCTTTCGCTGGCATAGGTCTTGAAAGAGCTGCAACATTCGCTGACTCACCACCTATTGCACTTGTCCAACCACCAGATGCCAGCCCTATCTCAAAATCTCCGTTAGCCGCATTCTCACAGCCTTGCATGTACGACTTAAATATTTGAAGTCCACCCATAAACGCTGAGTACCTATCCTTTCTCTGACGCGCACGCGGGGTATCCCAGTGTGGATTACCAGTTGAAGTTTTAGTCATTACGATTGTTGTTATTTCTGTCTTCAGCTCATTCACTTGAATTTCTATCTCCTCAAGCTCTGCAACTTCATCCGCAGTTTTCCCAACCAAATCATTTACATCCAATGGCGTAGGGAATACAACTTCTTTCGTCTCCATCGATGCTAACATTCCGTGATTAGCGATACTTAACCACGTCGTGTGAAAAGGAACTAGCTGTAACAAGTGTAGTCCCGGTTTCTTAAATTCTTTTTTGTCATCTAGGTAGGAGTCGTCATCCTCTATGTTCCAAATTGGATGTTCCCCTATAGGCACTTTATCTGGGTCACATAGAATATCCGCGATAGCATGTCCACCACCCCCGGAGTCCATACCTATGTGCATAAAATTAAAACGACGATGTAACATCCTAAGCCTATCCGCAGCTTCCTGAAATTTTCTTCCGTTCACTACTGATACATTCACTGGAGCATACCTCGTGTTTGTATTTGTGTTTACTTTTTTCAAAACAACAAACGAGCAGTTATCCGACGTACGCGCGGGGTCAACGAATAGAACATAGCTCCCGTTTTCAACACCTGAAACTTCATAGTGAATTTTTAATGATTTATCCCAACAGTTCATAACGATACTCGCAGGGAAAAAACCACCTGAGTCAGACGGGAATAATGTTTCGTACTCCATCTTGAACTGCATACTGCTCATTTTTTCTTTTGCCATTAAAACGGATTCTATCGACATGAAACCCTCTGGAAGCATATTGTACGCGAGCTTGTATACAGCGTAACTCTTCCACAGCTCCATATTCTTTTCAACTAATTTTTTCTCAGTGATTATTTTCACATACTTTTTAAGCATGTCGTATAGGTGATTGAATTGATAAAACGCAGTCGAGGCTGCTACAACATAGTTACGTGTCAACTCTTCCGTTGAACCGAATATTGCATCTATCTCACCTTCCCTACCCTCTTCCCTAAGTCTCTGTTTTACAGCTTCTCTTCTCGCTGACTTTATAGGATCTTTTTTAGTCGCGGTCATACCTAGAATTACAACATCCAAAATCTCAAGAGGAATTTGCGCAATCTCATCCAGTAGTAAAAAGTAAAATCGAGCTCCACGAATCTTTTCACCATCCCCGAGAGGTAACGCTTGAATAATTGAACTATTTTTAAACCCCAACTCACACATGTCTGTACTTCTAACCGGTGGCTTCACACACATATCTCTAAAAACTTTCGAAGCCCTGTACATACGCTCAATCTCTGCAAAAACCATTTTAGATTGCCTGTATGACGCAGCAATTATACCAACTTTTTGACCAGAGTATAGGGCTGCCCTCAGCGTTGCAAGCACTGCTAACTGGAACGTTTTACCTGCACCGCGCGTAAGTATTAAAAGTGTGAAGGGGAAGTACCAGGATACGATCAGCATCAGTCTCTGAAACGGTAGTAAGTCGATACCAAGAATCATCTCGGCTGCACGATCTGGCCTACACCTAAAGTAGCGGAGCATACGCTTCTCCGCCGTTGATAAATACCTGAGACCCGTCTCTTTGTCAAAAATCATCTAGTAAACTTCCCCACGCTCGATTTCCGAGTCATCTGCTTTCAGAATGTTATAGGAACGATCCAGGATACCTCTTATACTTTCCTCATCTGGCCCGTACATAAGACCAGACTCTTGCCCGTCAACCTCTCCGTTCATACCACCCTCTGCTGCCATTCGACGTTTTATTTTATCAACAAAACCAAGAAGTTCAACGTTATCTTCTTTGTCAGCATGTTCGATAATTTTTCTTTGGCTCTCTTTGTCGAACAGTGCAACAATATCAGATAGAGATTGTTCGTCGTATGAATTTTCTTGCTTACGGTTTTTTCTCGAGAACCTTAAATTGTTCTGGAACCCCTGCATCCGTTTATACGACTCGGTGTATTGCTTTTGATAATCTTGGAATACTTTTGAGTTCCTGGATTTCTGCTGCATCTTAAACATTTGGTTCTGCATAATAATTTCGCGAACCAATCCGCACATATCATCAAAATCTTCTGCAAGATTAAAATCGTTGCTGTGAGCTTTAGCGTAATGCTTCCACGTGTTTACAAATATCGACCATTCGTCCTCGCTGAACCCCGGGCGGATCATAACGAATCGTGACGTGAAGTCCTCGAGTAACATCTCATCTTTCTGCCCGGCCGGTATCATCTCCAGAACATCTTCTTTTATCTCATAACGATATTTCTCAAGCTCCTCAACAAATGTGAGAGCTGTCTTCACTTCGATCTGTGTATGTTCTCCACTGTACGGATTCTCAGAAACCGGCATACCTTTTTTAACAAGGTTATTCTTTGCACGATAAAACTCAATTGATTTTTTTGGAATTCCTAAAACAGATGCCATCTCCGCGTCGGACATGTTCATATAATTTGTGGCAATATACTGTTTCATCTCTGCGTCGAGATGTGTGGAAAACGGTTTTCCTCGTGGAGATTTTTTTTCTGACTCCATTTCTTCTACACCTATGTCTTCAAATGGCCCAGGCCCGATAGGCGATGGTTCTGAAATGTCGATAGGTTTTGATTGTTTTTCGATCTCTGTTATTAGTTCATCGATGGGTACCGACTTCATAAACGAAGGTACTGTAGGAGGTTTTAAAAAATCAGGTATTTTTTCGTCCATAGACTTGCACCACTCTTAACATTCTTGGGTATTTACATACAACACTTTCTGTCTCTGCATCGTACTTTACAAAATGCTCACACTCTGATTTACAATAATCTTTTGTCACCAGAGAATTTACAGTGCTTGCTAGAATCGGGCACTGCACAACTGCGTCGCCCGGTTTCTTTACAGCATCCAAGTTACAGCAGACCTTTTATTAAGCAACCTTTTGCTACAGCTTTAAAAGGATCACTCACTTGGAATACATCACCAAAAACAACTTTGTCACCAGTGGCAGTTACAACATTTGTTTTTGCAAGAATCGTTTTGAAAATATCAACGAAACCTTTCGGTGCCGAAGTACCCCCGGATATCGCGATAGGAAGTGCCCGAGGGAATTTACGACTCATCGCTCCGAATTGTTTTTGAATCGTGTGAATCGAATATGAAATAAGTTCGGTGTAATAAACAGAAAGTGCTTGAAGCGTTCCAGCCTCATACTTTTTGTTTAAAGAAAACTTTGTGCTGTCCTCTTTGAGTGAACGAACAACTGGAATAGGTGAATCTATTGCGAGAGATGTTGATTGGTCAATCCAGTCACCACCACGTGTGATTGCGAACTGGCAGACTGGCATACTCATCCACATGACTGCGAAGTTTGTCATACCTGATCCAAAGCTGATAGCAATACCGGTGTACCCGTGTTCTTGTAACCCGGCGTACCCGACTGCAATTGCTTCGTTCAATGGCTCTGCTTCGTACCCGAGAGATTCAATAATCTTTTTCAAACTCTCTCTGTGATAAACCAGTGCGTTGGCTTTAGCTACGTCATCGCACGCGTCCGCAGGTATTGAGTAAACAACTTTGTCTCCCGACTTAGCTGGCTCATCCCCGAGTACACCTTCGATTATAGATCTGATTACGATCAACGCTTCAGGCTCTCTGTTTGAGATATACCCTTTTGCTAACGGCCGTCGAACCTCTTGTCCAAAAACTTCTCCGAACTCGAGTGACTTGTCCCCGACGATAAAAAGTTTGTCTCCGTGGATAACATAGTTTACGTCAGAGCCATTGATCATTTGCTGACGTGTAAATTCATTGTTAGGTGCTTCGAAAAAAGCATCACGCTGTGTGTATGAAACAAGCTCTTTCCCTTTGTTGAACATTCCGACGATAAACGCCGTTCCGATATCTAGACCTTTAACCATTTGTTTTTCCTTTCCTTAAATTTTTTAAAGCTGCAATTGAATCTGCCGTGTCATCCACTTTGGTTGTCGCCTCAGATCTGACACTTGACTGAACCCCGGAGAAGTCCATGTTTATTTCCGGTAAAATTTCTTCTGACTTAAAACTACATTGTTGATGTAACGGAAAACTTTCATGCCTATCCTGTACTGGATAGCTCACACTCGTTCTCTCAATTACAACCGGTGCCGTCTGATTCAGCCCAGTGACTTCTACTACAAATTTTATAGCACCTGACTTCAGGTACTTTACTACAGCAATAACGCAGACCACCATAGCAACGATGGCGATGCACATCAAAGATATTGCTATCGTCATCAGTGTTCGAGTCATTTCGTTTCCTCTGGTTTTGTTCTTACAACTCCGGCTGAGTTTTCCATGGCTACACGAATCTGTCCTACCGCTGTCATAACTGCGGGACCACCGTTTAGTCCGACAATTATTCCAGGAACATTCAGTGCTTGAATCACAGCAATCATTGACGGATACTTAAGTGCCAGGATTGGAAGTACGAACACGACCCAAATTAAAACTACGGCGGATATCGCCCCGGAAATAATCAGGGAGATGAGAGCAACCTTGGTACCGGTTCTAGAGATGTTGGCTAGGGTGTTATTAAACATTTTTTGTTCCTCACTGTTTTCCAAAGTTGTATTTTAAGATGAACCTCTTTGTCTGTCAATCCCTTATAGCCCGAAGGGGTCGAAGACCCCGTCAGAACCTCCACGAAGTGGGGTTCCTTTATTGCGACGTTAGTCGCATAGATCACGGAGCGAAGCGACGTGATCATTGTCCAAAAAAATGTACCAAATAAAAGTCCAAGTAAGTATAATACGGGGACACGAAGTGGACACGTATTATACGTGACCATCCGTGAAAAAAACAGGCCTGTTTTACGTGCAAAAACGTGTACGGTAAGTATACACTTTTTCAATATAGTATCCGTATTTTGCTTATTTGAGTTAGGTGCGCTCCGACTGGCATCGAAAAGTATACAAATTTTTTTATAATATTGCACTAAATATTCGAATAACTTTTGCGTATTTTCAGCATAACTAACTAATGTTCGTGAAAATACGTAAAAGTTATAAAAAAAAATTGACAGGAGTGTACCTTTTTTCGTGACCAACATATTCTCTACTTACAGTTATAAATCAATTTTAGTGCAAAACTACGTTATTATTTTTATGGTAACCGTGATCGCGCGACGAATCTATCACTTTTGTTACAACTTTAGCACTTCTGCAATATCTATTTTACCGATGAAAAACAGCTATAAAAAATGTGCTTGACAAAAACCAATTGTTCGATTATAATATCTATACTTCTTTCCGACCTAGATCGGACAGAGTAAAAACGTCAAATTAAAGATCACCGGGTATGCCTCAGCAGGTATACACTAGAAGGAAAGGAACATGCGCAAAAAAACACATTTTATAAAATTATCTTCATATTGCAAAATTCACAACATAACATACCCAACTGCCCATCGTAGATTTACTACCGGTAAATTAAAAGGCTTCAGAAAGGAAACTGGAACCATTTGGCTGGAGCCAGAGTTACCAAGAGACCTTGTAAAGGAGAAAACAGCTTTAATATTCTGCAGCTGTTTCTCAGAAAATCCTGACAACATTTCGTTGCAGGAGCAACTTTGTAAGGAGTATTGCGAAAAAAACAACATAGCTATTTACGAAATTATATTTGATAAGCACAGAGATCAACGTTCCTCTAAACTTTTTTTAAAAGCGTTGCCGTACCGAACGTGGAATACGTTAGTAGTCTACTCTGAGTTTTCTGCACCTGCGGTACCAATGGTACTGGAGAGTTTTTTAAAAATGCAAGGTAGAACCTTAGAAATAGTTAACGAGGATGCTACAGCTGACTCAGCTGAAATTTTGTTACGTACCGAATCTATTATTCGAAAATCGTATTCTAGTTTAGTAAACTACACACACTCGACACGTCTCGCTAGGATGTTTATGCATCTAACGGATGTATGCTTCCCAGGTTCCAGAGTTAGTAAAAAGAGGACTTTGCAGGACGTAGCGAAAGACGATTATGGAATAGTGATTGGAAAAGATTTGACATCGATTCAACAAAAGTATATCGAAGAAACGATCCGTTTTACTGCCGGAAAGTCTCAGTTCAAAAGTATCGAAGAGTTGCAGTCTAATTTTTTTGTTACCCCTGTTCGTAGAAAACGTCAACCTAACCACGGTACCATTGGTACCGATAAACAAGAGTCCTGTACCAATGGTACCGAGAATAATCCAACACCCTCTACTGACGGTACCAATGGTACCGTAAAAAAGAGAGGCCGAATCGAGAACCTGAAGTATGTTCAGCGAAAAAGAAATGAGGAAGAAATGAAACAGTACACTTACCGTGAACGTATAGACATGTTCGATACTAACAAGAAAGAGGTTATGACTTTGAAAGATCTGTATATGATGGCTGTAATTACTGGACAATTCAAAAACGCTACTACGGAAGAGCAACAACTTATAGATAAATATTTAGATTAAATTTTATTAGGATCGGGATTATTCTCGATTCTGGTACTACATACTTATAACGGTACCAATGGTACCGAGAATAAACTTTATGTAAAATTTTCATGTAAAAGGAATGTAAAAATGTATACAAATGCAGCTATGGTAAATACTAACGAAATTCTTCCTCACCCACGCAACGGTGAATTTTTCAGAGATATTGCCGACACGCATCCTGAATTATGGACAACATTTGTCCTTGACGTGCGTCAGAATGGCATTAGAGAGCCTCTCGAAGTAAATCAGGAGACTGGACTACTCCTATCAGGACATCAGCGGTTACGGGCCGCTATAGAGTGCGGTATAGAACAAGTACCTGTCACATTTGTTCGCATCCCCGCCGAAAAGGAGATCCAACACCTTACTTCGGTCAATATGCTTCGCCGGGAAGACGATCCGATTCACAAATACAAGTGGGTTCAGTATCTCCGGTCAGCTATCGAAAACAACCAGATAGACAACGGGCAGCTTTCCCCTCGTGATTTTATCGCGAAGACTTTACAGGTTTCCGCACGCACGGTTCAAGCCGCTGACATTTTCAATGCACTCCCTCAAGAGAAGCAAGTGGAAATGATTAAGTGGATTCACGACCAAGCAAACATCCCTACTGCTTCTGAGATAGAACTCATCACTAAAAAGATGCGTGATTCAGACATCTCTCTTCAAGCAGCGTTAGCTGATGTCGAAAGACTTAAACTTGAAACAGCAAATTCCAGCGATGAAAAAATGAAGCTTCAACAGAAGTTAGATGTCAATCAGGCACTCTCGTTAAAAGACCAGATTGAGTTCTGCAACACTTCTTTCGAATCTGCTATCGTCACTTTGCGAACAATTGGTGACCTTTTAATGGAGCATCCGGACACTGCTAGAATTAAGCAGCTTACTCGAGTTATACGGGAAAATGCAGAGTGTATGTCCGACATTTACGCAAAATTCGACCACATTGCTGCGGCAAAAGCTGCAAGTAAAAATCCTGAAAAACCAATCGACATCTCCGGCACCCCGGCAGAAGAAACGCCAAGTATTGACCTTGCGAATGATGACTTTTTTAAGCCCACAGGTGCAGCTAAATGACGTATATCCCTGACGATGTTACAGCAGAAAATTTCCTCGAAGACAAGGATTATTTTGTTAAGCGCAAAACTATTGTACCATCTGAGGACCAAGAGAAAAGTATAAAAGCTTTCGACTCTTGGTACACTGACGGTAAGAAACCTCTGTTTGCTTTAGCTGGATTCGCAGGGTGCGGAAAAACGACCGTAGTTGCAATGCTCAGGGATTTGATACACGGACCTGTTGCGTACATGGCTTTCACGGGTAAAGCCGTCTCTGTGCTTCGTTCAAAATTAGCTGCTGCCGGTGCTTTATCCGATGAAGACTATACAGGTACAATCCATAGTTTAATCTACAAACCTCAGACAGATGCGTATGGTAACCTTGTGTTTGTCTTACGCGGGCGCGATGAGATAGAACCCTTTTCTCTATTCGTTTTAGACGAGGGCTCTATGATTGGTACAAATTTACTCGAGGATGTTTTATCCTTTGACGTACCGGTTTTACTCGTAGGTGATAACGGCCAGTTAGACCCTGTGTCTGATTCTGCTCATAAGTATTTACTTCACCCTGACACTCAGCTTACACAGATACATCGACAAGCTGAGGATAATCCAATCATTCGGCTCTCCCGCGATATTCGAGAGGGTAGACAGTTTTTCTTCGGAAAATATTCCGATAACATCGGTATTTTTAAACGTAAGTCTCCTGAAGCTGAATCAGTAATTGCTGATAATATGCAAAGGTATGACATTGCAAATGATATTTTTCTATGCGGGTACAATAGAACTCGCGTTGCTTATAACACCAGGATCCGTATGGCTCTTGGCTTTAATTCACCTGATCCGCAAGTCGGGGATAAGGTGATCTGTCTTAAAAACAACCAAAGGATACAGGTATTCAACGGCAATATTTGCATAGTACACGAAGCCATTACAGACATTCATAAGTCATTTACCAGGTATGTGTCAGCACCACCGCCATTTAAACCAATTCATCTGAAGGTTGCTTTTGAGGATCGGGAGTTTGGTCTCGATTGTATGCTAAACCAATTTAATACTGAAAAAACAATGATGGACGAATCTACTCAGATACAGAAAAGTTGCGGAGTTGGTATCAACCTTTTCGATTATGGCTACTGCATAAGTACCCATAAAAGTCAGGGCTCTGAGTACAAACACGTAAATGTCATAGTCGAACAAAATCCAAAATTGTGGTCAGGAACTAAATGGTTGTATACAGCAATTACCAGAGCGTCAGATTCTTTAAATCTTTTCTTTTAAAGAATGGACAAAGTCGACTATGCTGTTGTAACCGGCATATATCCAGAGGAGTGGGTGAAGGAACTCCTAACTATTTGCCACGCGATAAAACCTGAACTTATGGGGCCTAAACTCCTTTTGTTCAGAAATTATTTCGTTTCATTAAAGAGCAACTACTGGGGAACACCTTATAACGAAATTGTAAAATACATAGTTGATTATTACGGTACAGGCTTTATTCCGAAACTCGTGTTCAATGCGGGTGGAAATAGGTTCCATCTCAACGACACCTTCGTTAACGTGAATAATGTTATAATATACCGGTCAGATGTGTCGTATCTGAAGCAGCTACTGTGTGATATCCACAGGGAGTATCAGGCCGACTTTCACGCCTTGGCGTGCAGTATCATAAACTTAAAAAATAATTGAGGAAAACTTGGAAAATTTATCTAGAGCACAACAGTACCTTGTTAAAAAAATGAAGGAAGGTTCTGTTTTAATTTTTAAAAATCAAAGCAAGTTTGTATTAGAAACAGGCAAAACTTCGGAAGAAATTAAACCGAAGCATGTCGACAAACTGGTAAAGGACGGTATACTAAACAGGCAGGTAACAGGAAAGGACATTATATATTCGTTAGTCAAAAATGCCGCATGAGCGTATGCTGTCTCAATCCGAAATAGACAAGTTTACGAAAGCCAGCCAGCTTATTGACGAAGTCGAAGGTAGAACTATACCCAAACGGAAAACTACTGAAATCAAAGCACCGATTAAACAGAGTGTTGTTTCAGTACCAAGACTATCGAGACGACCCGATAGAGATACAAGGTACATATGTGCGTGTTCCTGGAAATTCTGCGACAAGGTAAGTCTATTAACCCAAACCGGCAAAAAATATTTAGTACATTGTAAGGAGTGTGGCACCTATGCTGCGATATGAACCACTTGAAATAACCTGCTTTAAAGATCTAACATTCGACGAACCTAACCACAGGTACTTCTACGCAGGTTACGAGTTAATTTCCGTCACCACTGTTATAAAAGAATTTCACGAGAAATTCGACCCGGAAGTACGGTCTAAAAACTGTTCGCTGCAGCGGAAAGGGTTTCATCCCGACTGGATAATGCAGCTATGGGAATGCAATAAGATATTCAAAGGCATTCGTGGAACAGAGTTCCACCTTTACGCGGAGGTTTTCCTCAAGTCAGGCCTTAAACTTCCATTCAACACGCCTATTGCGCACCGTGTCGTTCAGTTTCATAAATTCATTGCTGCCATACCAAACCTTAAACCGGTAGCGATAGAGCTAAGAATTTTCTCTACTCGGTGGAAAGTTGCAGGTACTATCGACAATATTTTCCAGGATATTAACACTGGGCTCTACTATATCATTGACTGGAAGACTGATGATACAATGGAGTACGTTGGTTTTGATAATAAAATGATGTTTGAGCCTTTTCAGAACTTACCAGACTCAAACTTCTATCATCACTGCGTACAACAAAATATTTACAAACACATCATAGAAGAATATGTCGGTATTAAAATATCTGACTGTTTTCTGGCGCATTTCCCTATGGAGGAGAAATTTGACATACTTAAGTGTATTGAAATAGACAGATCAATCTTCGATGATGCCTTTGTTAAACTTGGAAAAAAACTATGATTAGAAAATTTCTATTGTTAACACTCCTGCTTGTGTTATTTGTCCCTGCTCCTAGCTATGACTTTTCAGGTGTTCAAGAAACAATTGATAAGCATGTAAAACCTAGATGCTGGTTCTTAGATAGGTTAGCCTATGTAGAATCAGAGAATAGAGACAATGCTGTTAATGCAAAAACAGGTGCAATCGGACGGTATCAAATAAAACCAGGACATGACGGTGCTTTAGAGTATTACAATACTTTCAACCCCTCTGTTCGTTCCGGGAAGAGAAAACCTTACACGAAGCAAGACCTTTTCATACCTGCGGTAAATAAGAGAATAGCAATATTCGACTTAAATACTTCATATCATTACTTCTCTAAAATGTACCCGAGTATACCAAGCCGGCATATCGACATTTTCGTAGCGAATGCCCATAATGCCGGAAGAACAGGTACTGAAAATGGTGACATTTTAAAAAAGTATCTAACTGGTATTTTCGGTGAAGTTGTAGTGTTTGAATTTTTAACACACGCTTACTCAACAAATTTGTTAGGAAGTTTAGATGAATTTCGTACTATATACGTAAGGAATTAAACCATGCGACATATAGTAAAAATGATTATAAGCCTAATCTTTTCAGTCAAACTTTTTAACAGAAAGGTTTCCGATGGAGACACACTATTCCTATTTATGAATAAAGAGGATAGACCTAAGTTCGCAAGGTTTTTCAATAACTTTTACAAAGGAAAGCATTTAAGTGTTTTCGGTAAAACAATCGGTAACGTAATACTTTTGGAAAAAGGTACTAGCATACAGTCAGTAAGCATAGAACATTTAAAGTTAATGCTTGAAAACGCTGAACTAGCAAAAAGCATTTCTGAAAAGCTAAATGAGTTAGAAAAAAACACTGTCAGAAAATAATAATGAGCCATACACAAAGCCAATTAAAAGTTATCGAAGCTACCACAGGTGCTCATTTAGTTCTTGCTGCGCCAGGTAGTGGAAAGACGTACTCAGTAACTGAACGAATCGTAGCAATGATTGCAAAGGGTATCCGGGCTTCGGATATCCTAGCAGTTACTTTTACTAAGAAAGCAGCCACAGAGATGTACGAGCGCGTGTCCGCACGCGTAGGTAAGACTGACGCTACAATAACAACTTTCCATTCACTTGCTTTTTCCATATTCAAAAACTACAGTAACGATATCGGTTTCTCTAAATGTGACATTGTTTACCCAGACTATGTTGCTGATAAACTGGTAGAGCTGCACCCATTCTTTGAAGGTGGCCATGAAAGTTTAGATAAAGATGCAGTCAACGCTATATCAAAACTCTCATATAAATTCTCTGACCTTAAAAAGAATTACATGGACCCGGAAGAGTATTTACCTGCTGAAGAGTTTGAGATTTACGACCGGTTAGAAAAGTACATGATGAAAACCGGTAAGATTACTTTCGACGATATGATTTATTACGTCTGCAAGTTATTCGACATGCGTCCAGACATACTTAATACTGTCCGAGAGAAGTACAAGTACATTATTATTGACGAGGCCCAGGACACAAACATTTCCCAGTTCGTTATGGTTTACGGTTTAAACCACACAGGGAATATAATGATCGTCGGGGACCCACTTCAGGCAATCTACCGCTTTCAAAGTGCCAATGTCGAAAATATTATGGATTTCGAGAAACGATTACAACCAACTGTTCATAACTTGGACACTTGCTTCAGGTGTAGTCCTGAAATTTTAAAGTGTGTGAATCACGTAATGTCTTACTCACTTTACGATTCCGATTACAAGATACCAATTGCTTCTGCTAATAAAAACTGCAGCAAACCTATCTTTGTAATGTTCCGCGACAGCTTCGAGCAAGCCAGTGCTATTGGTGATACTATAAACTCGTATGTCCGTTCCGGGAAGTACAAGTTCAAAGATTTCGCTGTACTGTATCGAAACAATTCAAACTCTATGGAGTTTGAGCAAGTGTTCTTACAGAAGGGAATCCCATACGATGTTAAGTCAGGAAATTTTATTGATAGGAAAGAGATTCGTTTAATACTATCCTGTCTTAAACTTGGCTCTAACCAGTACCGTGATGAACTCATCTCAAACTACGTGAACATATGTAAGTTTTTCAACACCGGCATTCAGAACAAAATTCTTTACGCTGTTTTCTCAGAAGCCAACTCCTCCGGCACATCATTTGAAGAGGTAGTTGAAACTACTGCTAAAAAGATAAATGGAATCGGACCTAAACGTCTCGCTGCACTGAAAGATTTCTGTGATGTTATTGGAAGAATCCGCTCTACTGCTTCCGGCATAACCCGAGACTTATCTCCGATGATTGCGTGTATAGAACCAATACTCTCACAGTACTCAGCGAGTAAAGAAGAGTGCTTCCAAAGGCTAGAGAACCTTGAAGTATTCAAATCTATATTTGACAGGTTTTATAAAAATGCACCTAACAATGCAAAGCTAAATGATTTCATAAACCATTTAATGACTATTTTCTCTGACGATAAAGAGGAAGACGATGATGATAACAAAGTTGTACTATCCACTATGCACTCGTTTAAAGGTTTGGAAAAGCCTTGCGTATTCGTTGTAAATGTCAGGGACGGTGTAATGCCACGCATACCTACTGCAGACAGAGATGAAATAACAGATGAACTGAATTTGTTTTATGTTGCACTCTCTCGGGCTAAAGTAGAACTGTTTGTTTCTGCCCCATACGAAATGATTACACACTTTTGGAAAGAGACATCTTTCTCGCTACTTAGGCTTTTCTTAAACACGGATTGTTTACAAGGCGTACAGCAGTACAAGGAAGTTATTGGACGTGTATCCACGCCATTCTCGGAGGCTTTACAATGCTAAAAGGTTGGGATTGGGTACATAGAAATGTTCGTGTTTATAAAACACCAGGCTTTTTTAGAAAACTATTAAATAAAATTTATAAACTAATATTCAGGATATTCGAATGAACAAATTAGACATACACCGCGCTATTGAACACACAAACAAAACTGCTGATTTCCCTTCCGTATACACAAAAAGCGGTATTGAGATAAAGTCTCTTTACCCTATCTTCGGTCTGTGTAACGAGTTCGAGGAGATGCGTGAAAAGATGTATAAGTCTCCGAACAGTTTCGGTGATGAAATTATGGACGAAGCAGGTGATGTAACTTGGTATTTACTCCAGGTAATGGACAAGTTAAAACTCAACACTGCTCGTATCAGTTCTATCTACGAATCCACGTTACATAACGGACTTCCCGTATTCAATTTCAGAGTACACAATTACATGTGCATCATTGACGAAATAGGTTTCATGATTGGATCTGTGTACGGCCGGTTAAAGAAAGTTTTACGTGACACTGATTTTGACACGAAAGGATTTACTGCAGCTGAAGCGTACATATCAGTTATAGAAGAAAACTTAGGTAAGATATTTGCAGCTTTACACGTTTTCTTAGAAACTGTTTACGACAGAGAAGACGAGTACACGGCTGTAATCGTAACGTGCCATACCCGAAATTATGCGAAGTTAATGGCAAGGAAAGAACAAGGTAAAATTAAAGGCGAAGGAGATTACAGATGAATGTAAAATTATGGAGAAAAACAGTTGGAGGAAATGACCAGTGGTACCTCCTTTATACCAACGGTGCAGAGTTAATAACCAAGTGGTGTGTCAAAGATGGAGGTGAGATTCAACGCACTTCCAAAATATGTACCGGCACAAACACGGGTAAAGCCAACGAAAAGACACCGGAACAACAAGCTGAGCTTGAGCTCATTGCTAAAGTAACAAAGTTAAAAAAGGAAGGTTACGTATCTGAGAAAGAAGAAATGACTGATGTAAAAGGTGTCGTTCTTTTATCTGAACTCCCCGAGTCATTCTGTCCTTCAAAACCGGTAAGTGACGCACCTGATTCTGTTTTAAAAAACAAAGCGATGTATGCTCAGCGGAAAAGTAATGGGTACTGCGTATTCTTTGTTAAAGACATCAACGGTAATGAGAAGTTTCTTTCCCGTGGCATGGAGTCTCTTAAACCTGTTTATGAAGCACTCCCATTTATTCGAAACTACTTCCAGCGAATTAAGCCTGGCCAGTTCGTTATGACTGAGCTTGTGTGTAAAGACTCTACCGGAGTTGAGCGTCACAAAAACGTTGGCAGCATTATACGTACTTTAAACCCTACTGAAATTTTGACAAAGTACCACAAATTTATTGACTCTGGTTGTACATTTTCCATCCAGCCTTTTGACATTATCTTTAACGACGATGTATTCGTTGGTAACACCGACTATCTCGACAGGTACTCGATACTGAAAGAGACAGGTCTTGAGCCACCAGAGATTATCAGTTATGAAAAATGGGCAGACGAGTGTTACCGTGAAACGTGTAAGTCTCTTGGGTGGGAAGGATTTGTTCTTCGAATACCCGGTGAAAAGAGCTGGATTGAGTACACACTAAATGGTAAGCCGACTCGTAAAGGGTCCTGGAAGGATGTATTCGTCAAGCGTGCATTCGCTTACGTATCTAAAGCAAACATGGGTAAGTCTGGAAAGCACGCCGGTTTCTACGCTCAGTTCGAGACTAACC